CCGCATTTTTTGCACTTGCGGGGGACAAGGCCCTTATGCGCCTCTCTTTCGCTCTCCATTTTGGCAATTGCAGAGGCATTTTTTAGAGCATTTACAACATCATTATTTTTTGCATCTTTTCCGCAGCCCTTGTATTCGTTAGAGTTTTTCTCTTTTTTCGTCTGTGCGTCTTTTTTCTTTTGTTTGCATGTCGGACAATACTGACTGTTTGGGCCACCATCAAATTTGATTCCACAAATTTTACAGGTTCGAAGCGTTTTTGTGGACCTCTGACATGTGCATTTGACATTTCCTCTCAGAATGTAACTTCCCGTCATTATTTTTTCTTTTCCGCACAAGTTACACCGCGTAGTCCACAAATAGTGTTTATGACCGGATTTTGTGACTCTGAATCCGGCTGGGCCAATTACTGTAATTTGACCAAAAACCTTCCCTGTAATGTCTCCCGGTTCATTCAATCGTTCGTGATAAAGATGAGCTCGCCCAATTTTCGACTTACAACCACAGCTTGTTACATTCCCACCTGTAAGCTGTGATGTTCGCACCGTAATTTCGTTTCCGCAATCGCATTTGCAGACCCAGGCTCTCTCGGAAGTTCCACGCGGAAAAATATGTGGTTGTCCTTCGCATAAAACTGTTAGAGCCCCAAAACGCTGACCTGTAAGGTCCTTTCGAGCTCGGCTCATTACTTGTTCTCCTTCCTCATGGCATTTATGCCATGCAATCGCCATAGCAATAAGTGTGGCAGCGGGGGCACAAGCCGCGGATCGCGGTCACGCTGGGACGGCGCTCAAAGACACGGGCAACCTTGGTCATGACCTCGATGGTCTTGGTCTTCTTGTCGTAGCTGTCCTCAACGGTCTGGCAGTTGCTGTACTCGTTTTTGTACTGAGAGTAGTGCATCCGGACGACACCGGCGGCTTCGCGCTTAGCGGCCTCCACTGCTGCACGCTTGGCAGCTTCGACGGCTCTTTCGGCAGCAGCAGCGGCTTCCTTGGCAACGGTCTTTGCCATGTTCCATGCCTTTTTCAAAGCGCTGGCAAAGATCACTTCGGACCCATGCCCGGCCTTCGCATTCCGGAAGATTCTCCATGCGTTGTTCATGATGTCGTGCAGATTGTACTTTTTCATTGTTTGTTCCTCCGTTTGTTTTGTGTTCCTTACCGTGATTTAATTATAGCGCAAAAGAATCATTTTTGCAATAGGAAAACGCAAAAAAGATTCTGATTTGCAAAAATATTTTTGAAAATCAATCCCAGAACGGAACAAAACAATAAACTTTTTGTGCTATTCGCACTGGTTTTGTCGAAAGTCTTGCTGTGCAAACGAAAACGTGATATTTTATTCTTGCTTCTAAAGTGAAGCCCTTAACAGTTAAGCGCTCATGCGGTTTTTTCCGTGTGGGCGCTTTTCTTTTTTTGCTCACAGTAATCAAGATCTAATCAAGCTCTAATCAAGTTTAAGCAAGGTTTAACCAAGATTTTTTGTCTTTCGTTGTACCTTCGTTGTCCTTCGCTTTTTGCCGATGCAGTACACTAGATGCACAAGGAGGGATGTTTTATGAGCTATTATCCGACACCTGGAGCGCCCTATGTTCCGCAGCAACCTGTCAATCCTTACGGCGGCATGGGCACAGTTGGGCTTTCCACTCCCCTGCCGAACACGCAGATGCAGCAAGCACAGCAGCAGCGTCCGCAACCGATGAATGGGCAGCAGCCTATTCAGCAGTCGGCACAGGATGGCGGTTGGCTGCTGGGTAGACCTGTTTCCAGCAGGGAGGAGTTTTTGGCAATACCGTCTGACCTGTACGGCAGACCTACTTACTGCCCCGACCTGCGGAGCGGCGTGATCTACTGCAAGCGGCTGAACCCGGACACCTGTGAATCCTATGTGCAGGAGTTTTACAGCCCGGAAGCGTGGAGGCAGATGCAAGCACAACAGGCACAGCAGACCGCTGCACCGACACAGCAGTATGTGCCTGTTGAAGAGTATAACGCCCTCGTCCACAGGCTGGATGAACTGGAAAAGTGGCAGAAGAGCTTTTCTAAACCCGCTGCCGCAGCAAAGAAAGGAGAATAAGCAATGCCCTCTCCGTTTGATATGATTACGCACAGCCCTATTATGCAGCTTGCAAATCTGGCTCGTGCCGGACAAAACCCGATGGGGCTTATTCAGCAGTTGAGCGGGCAGAATGCCCCTATCATGCAGGGCTTGAACCTGATTCAGGGAAAAAACGAAACGCAGCTTAGGACGATGGCGCAGAACCTTGCCAAAGAGCGGGGCATCGACCTGAACCAGCTGGCAAGCGTCCTGAACCTGACGCTGCCCCGATAAAGCATCCCTCTAAGCGAAACGCTTCTCAGTTTTGCGGACTTGATAAAAACCGCTTTTGTTTGGCTTCGCCCATCGCATACGGCGGTGGGATAGCATAACGCAAAACTGAAAGGAGTTTTGTTATGGACGATTTTGCAACTGGCTATCTGGCTGGGCAGGACGGCGGTAATAACAACGGCGGCTTCTTCGGCAACGAAGGTCTGTGGGCGGTTATTATCCTCGCCATTATCTTCGGCTGGGGCACAAACGGCTACGGTCGAAACGGTGGTGACAACGGCATGAACAGCTACATCCCCTATCTGGTCGGCACTGGCGCAACCGGTCAGGGCGGTGCAGACACCCGCGCGGCTCTGTCTGAGGGCTTTTATCAGCAGGATACCTCCCGCTCTCTGGCGGGCATCCAGAGCGGTATCTGCTCTCTGGGCTATGACCAGCTGGCGCAGATCAATGGCCTCAACGCCAACATTGCAAACGGATTTGCTGGCGTGAACAGCGCCATCTGTCAGCTTGGCTACCAGAACGCACAGCTCGTGAACGGCCTGGAACGCAGCGTGTCCAACGGCGACAACGCCATCAGCCTTGCCATCATGCAGGAGGGCAACGCCCGGCAGGCGGGTCAGACTGCTATCCAGACGCAGCTTGCGTCTTGCTGCTGCGAGAACAAGGAGCTCATCGGCGACCTGAAGTACACCATTGCGCAGCAGGACTGCGCTACCCGTCAGGCTATCGCAGACAACGCCCGCGCAGTTATCGACAACTGCAACTCAAATTACCGCGCTATGATGGACTACTTCACGCAGGACAAGATCGCCACTCTGACCGCTGAGAACCAGAGCCTGAAGTTCGCCGCTTCTCAGGATCGGCAGAATGCGCTTCTGACCACCGTGATGTCCCAGCAGACCGATACCATCCTGAACCGGGTCAATCCTCGTCCGATTCCCGCTTATCAGGTGGCAAACCCCAACGTGGGCGTGAACTGCTGCGGCTGCTGCTAACTTACACACTCCCCGATAACACCGGGTGAACCATCGGGGCAGGGGTAATATACCTCTGCCCCTGATTTTTTAGGAGGAAAATACTATGGCTTGCAAAACAAGCTGCAAACTCTGCCCGCACTTGGTCATCAGTCAGGCGGTCACATTCGCCAACGACACACTGACCATCAACATCCCTGCCGGCGCATACCAGAACGGAGAAAAGTATTGCATCGTGGTTGCCCAGAGCTTGCCGGACACGACCACCATCAACGCCCCTGTGGTTATTACCATAGGTGCAGGCACGACCGCATACCCTCTGACCGACTGCACCTGCGCTCAGGCGACAGCCGAGAGCATCCACACCCGCACCCGCTACGCTACCCGTGTAGCAACGTCTGCGACCGGCACCGGCACGTTTAAGTATCTTGGCTGCTTCTGCCGCTCCCACGCCGGTGCGCCTGCGTCCATTTCTTGAGGAGGTATAGAATATTATGGGCAAGACTAATTTTCGCCGCATGATGATGCTCCGTGACCACGACAAAGACCGTGAGCCGGAACGTGACCGCCTTGAGGAAGAGCGTGACCGCAGGGAGCGTGATCTGGAACGCCGTCTGCGTAAGTTGGAGGACGGCAACGACCGTTATCCTTACTATCCGCAGGAGGAAAACCGCTACATCGACCCCTACCCTATCCCCCGCTACCCTGACGTAGAATACGGGCGCAAGATGCCGCAAATTGGCTTCTCGCGGAACGGTGACTGGGACAAGCACTCTGGGCAGTATGAGCGTGGCGGCGCGGACAGCCGCTCGATCAAGATGCCACGCCAGCACCTCACCCACGATGAAGCGGAGGAATGGTGTGACAGCATGGTAAATGCTGACGGCACGAAGGGCTGTCACTGGACGCTGGAACAGACACAGGACGTTGCCAAACAGCGCAATATCACCTGCGACCCGAACGATTTCTGGGCTGTTATGAACATGATGTACTCGGATTATTGTCAGGTCGCAAAGCGCCAGTCCGTTGACACTCCGGGCTTCTACGCTGACATGGCAAAGGCGTTCCTTGATGACACTGATGCTGTGGACGGCAAGGCGTATCTCTACTGGGATTGCATTGCTGATAAGTAAAACAGAACCCCTGTGTAGTCGTTAAAAACTACACAGGGGGATTTTTCTATACGTTAAATCTCAGCTTTTATCGGATGACGCGACGTTTTGCCGCATTGAATTCAAGCACCATCTTCTTGTACTCTGCATAGCAATCTGGACAAAGGTCGCCTGTATCTTTCCTCCAGCCCCATCCATGAAGCAGAACTCTATTTGTGTCGTCTATATGAACAGCGAACCCGCAACGGTCGCATTCTGTTTGCATATATCTACCATTCGCTTTTTTCATTACGAACCCTCCTAAATCTTAGCTTTTATCGGCTGAGTAATTCTTTAATATACAGCGTTTCAAATTTACACAGGATTTCTTTTATTCCCAAAGCGTTGATTTTGACCTCATGTCAAACAAATCTTGCGGGGTAATTACAAGGCTCTTGTCGAGTTCTACCACACTGATAATGGAAAACTTGCCGGGGACCTCTCGCTCGATTCTTGCTTTTGCTTCTTCCTTGCTGTTTGCAAACAAGACGAACGGAGCTTGAAAGTGTCTGCATTTTTTGTCATCATCGTACTGGATTTTGACCCAATAAAAGTTTTCGCTCCCTACTTCTTTCGGTGTTAAGTATTTTTTGACACTTGAGACATCGTAAGTGCAATACCCGATACACTGCGAGTTTCCGTATTTTTCCATAAAGTTGTCATTCCCAATACGAGTTGCCAAAACCATGTGAACGTCTTTCCAACCAACACGGTCATCATTGACCGGTTTATCGTCCATAACAATATCATCAGGGTTTATCACTTTCTTGCCAACCGCCAAATTCCAATTATTTGCAATATAATGTGTCATCTGATACCAGTTGTCAAATGTTTTTACTTCTTTCATGGCATCTTCCAAAGAACCACGATGTGGTCTATAAACAATCATACGTCAATCCTCCTAGAACTCAGCTTTTATTGTTGCTCTGCATAACTACAGAAATCATCAGGTTTTGTATACGCAGGGCTGGAATCATCTAACGTGAAGTGAGCACAACTACACAGTTCTCCTTGTTTGTCCCATGTGTTCCATAAATCACAGTTCTTACACCGAATGACCGCAACGGTATCTACAGAAGGAGCTTGTTCCTCTTTGCTTCTGTGCTTGTGTGGCTTGTATGTGCGCATAATCTCTTCACCCTCATTCTCTATATAGAAATACAGTCCACGCACTTCTTCTCAACGGGTTCGCAACCGCAATCACTCCATCGCCTTTTCCAGAGAAGTAGTTACATCACCAAAATCAAAGTCCAGAGCACCAATCATATCGTCCAGAGCATCCACAGCATCAGACAGATTCGTGCAAGCATCATCCGCTTTGTCATACCGCTCACTGCCTTGTAGGTTCTCAGGCATATTGTCACGATACTCTTCTTCTTCCCACTGGATGTCCTTAACATCGGATTTTACACTTTCGACCTCTGCCACAAGCTCTTCCAGCTTTTCACGGATGGAATCAAAACGGTCAATGGTCTGCTTAATGGCTTTTCTACGAGTGTTATTCATCTTCAGATTTCCTCTCAATCTACGATACCGAGCTTGCAAATGTTCTTCGGATCAGTTGTGTAGCCAAATGTCAATGTGTTAATCCATTTTCTTTCCATTTTTCTTTTACACTTAAATCTTGCCCTTTATTCCTCCAAGAAATCTTCCAGTTCAATCTTCCCATCTGCCGCCGCAGCAGCCAGAGCGTACACAAACTGCCCGATGGTCATTCCGTGCCGTCTGGCTTCACGGTTGATGTACTTGCGTTCCTCCTCGCTCATAAGGATGGTAATGCGCTTAGACCGCTTGCCGTCACCGCTTGCAACGCCCTGATGCGATTCCGGCATCGGGATTTTTTTCTTTGTCAAGCCAGCTTCAGCCAGTGCGCCGGGTACATCGCCCTGTTCAATCAAATGCTGCACTTCTTTTGCCTGTTTCAGCTTCTTCGGCTTACTTTCGCCTAACACGGCATCACTTGGCTTGCTTTCACTGTCTTTGGCTTGCTTCGGCTTAATACTGCTTAATTCTGCTTCATTAGGCTGCACATAGCTGTCTGTGGCTTCACTGGGCTTAATCAATGCTTGTTCGGCTTCGTTCGGCTTTGTTTGGCTTACTTCTTCTTCCTTTGGCTCACTTCGGCTTAATGTCTGCTCCGAAAAAATAGGCTGAAAATCAAACCCGCCAAGCAAACCTGTGGATTTTTTGCTGGTTAATTTCATTTTTCTTCCTCCATTTTTGCGCCACATACTGGGCAAAAATTCCAAATCCACTTGTCGAAATCGCTTTCGGAAATCATACCACCACAATTACTGCATTTGATTGCTTGTTCTGCATGGCTGTTATCATAATCGTCCTGAATAATAAAAGTCAAACCCTCTGGACGTTCCCATGTTGCTTTTGGCTGTAAATCTTGCACATCAGCATTTCTTAACGCTCTTAACCTTTCTAACGCATCTTCCAACGCTTGATTGTCACCTTCTTCAAGAAGTCTGTTTCGATAATATTCCATCAAGGGAGCAACGTCTACAATCTTCTTACTCATTTTCTTCTCCTTTCACAATCATCTGCGCCAACGCCTTGAAATCCTCTGCGCTGGTGCTCTTTGCCGTATCACCGCTAAAGAGGCTGTGCCGCTCTGCCTGTGCCTTACGAACGCCCATAGACGGTCTAATCTTCACATCAAGCAACTTTGTGCCCATACTCTGTGCAATCACAGGAAGCTGCTCTACAACTTCTTTGGACAGGTTCTCACGGCTCTTGTACTGGTTCAGAAGCAGACCTTCAATCTTCAAAGTCGGGTTGAAGTATCTGCGAACGTCACCGATGGTCTGCGAAAGCTGGCTCAAACCAGCCACAGCGTAGCGGTCAGGGGTCATTGGAACAATGACACTATTTGATGCGATCAGAGCGTTTACAAGCGCAAGACCGAGCTGCGGGGGAGTGTCCAAAACAATGTAATCGTACCGTTCTGACACGGATTCCAGTGCTTCACGCAGCCGGAAGTTTTTGCCTATGTCCCGGACAAGCTGCTCGTCAATGTCCTTCAATGCATTGTCTGACGGCAAAATGTCACCGGCTTCACAGTGCTGGATTCCTTCCTCTACTGTGCCCTGCCGGGTCATTACATCGAACAGGGTACACACGTCCTCTGTCTGTGCGCCGTAGGTGTCCGTTGCGTTGCACTGGGCATCGCAGTCCACCAACAACACCTTCTTGCCGAGCAACTGCAACGCACCTGCCAGACAGGTGCTTGTGGTAGTCTTTCCTGTGCCGCCCTTCTGGTTGGCGACAGCTATGATTTTTGCCATTTTATCACTCTTTCTTTATTCTTCGGGTTCATCAGGAAGTGGCATCCAATGGGTTACATGATATAACACATTATCATCAATTAGTTGCGTTTCACTATTGTTTCCATAGAACGCATCCGTCAACACATCATCTGTATACCATTTTTCGCCTTTGAAGTCACCATAATAACCGAAAGTAACGCCCATCACTTTATCATAAATGATAATCTGAACGTACTTGTCTGGCATCTTATCTTTTACGCTAATCCAACCCATTCTCGCTCCTTTCTGCATCATCTGCTCAACGCGCTACGTCTTACTGCTCTTGTAACGCTTCAATGGAATAGAAAGCAGGCATATATCTATCCACAACGCCCGCCTTGTCCACGCTTCTAATCAGATAGCCAACAGGTCTGTCGGGAAACGGCGTTCTGCTCAAGGACAAGATGTCCTTATACGCAGCCTTCACTGTATCGTAAACCGCTTCTCTGCGTCTTGGTAGCTTAATTTCAGGATGCTCTTTCTTCATCCACTTCTCAACCACTTTTGCCACGTCAATGCAGTCTTGCTTTTCCAGCTCGTCACACACAGACCAGTCAAAATCCTCATATCCGCTTCTGCGGGGCTTTCTGGCGGCTTTTTGAGGTTCAGTCGATACTTCGCTTGCCTGAGCATCAATTAGTGTCTCAGACGCTTTAATTTTGGGCTTAAACTTGACTGCCACAGCCTTTCGTGCCACAAGAACCGGTTCATAGGTCACCACGATGTCAGACATAGCATTGATTTCATCTACTGCAACGTCAAGCACTCGCTTGCGAAGGTTCTTATAAACATCGTAGCTTGCTTCCATCGCACCGAGCTGTTCTCTTAGCTTTTTCAGACTGATTTCGTGTGGCTTACTGTCCATGTTCAGCCAGTCCCGAAGAATCGAATAAAGCAGAATGCTGTACTGAGACTTCATTCGTGACGTGTAACGCAGCCGATACCGAACGTACCCGCTTTCGGCAATATCAAAAAAGATGGGGCGAAGGTCAGGATTGCAAGTGATTGCCACAACATAAGACCTTGTTTCTGGCACATAGTCCAGTTTTGCCCTTGTAAAAAGGACAAAGCTCTCAAACGTTCCCTTCTCTTTGTCAATGGGAATCGACACCGTATTGCCCAGAAAGTGCTTGATCTGCGGCTCAATCCTTCGTGCATCAAGACTTTTCAGTCCGAGCAGGTCTCTGTACTCTGCCAACGAGAACTCTACACGGCTGCTGTTTGGGTCTCTCGGATTTATTCTTGACAAGTAAACCTCTAGCAACCGGAGCTCGCCTGCTGTGTAGTCCCTAAACTTTGCCCACACAAGGGATTTACTTTTCTCGACAAGGTTATTGTCTGATATTTTTGGCATCTGCTCACTTCCTTTAATGGTCTGAAAACAGTATATCACAATTCGGGGGACAAGTCAATACATTCTGTCCCCCATGACTTGTCTTTTTGTCCCCCATATCCTCGTCATTTCGTCCCCCGTGACTTGTCAAAACGTCCCCCATGCTTTGTCATTTCGTCCCCCATCTACCTATTATATATTAAACAAGAAATAAACAAGAGGTTAAATATCATCGTTAAATAGTCGATGACGATAATTTTCAACAATTTCTTTATTTTTCCATTCCAGCTTGTGGATAACTCAACCTTCCATTTGCTGAATAATGACAATCCGGAAACAATTAGTCTCATCTAACGTGTACAAAATGCGGATGAAAAACTTTTGAGCCGGTGTCATGGGGGACGGATTGACGAGCCGATTAAATGCAAGCTACATATTATCGCTACTACGTTATTTATTCCGCGCAAATATTGTTGATTTACAGCCTATGGGGGACGGATTGACAAGGTAGATTTGCCCGATAGGTGTACAAAAAGTGGATAAACGTGGACAAAATGTTCCTCAAAAACTGCGATAATTCGACAATCAACCGCTTATATTATTGGGATTCACGGTATAAGAATCATTGGACCTCATGGCAGCTTCTGTTCCGGCATCTTGCGCCTGATAGAGTATTTCCATCTTCGGGGCGGTTCCGTTCGGGTCTGGGTCTGTTCCGGTAGCCTGCGCTATTTCATAGTTGCCCGATACCATCCGGCAGACAGAGACCCTGTCCTTCAATGGCGTATGAAGGTTTGCCAGAACCTCCGTCAGCACACCGATGTGGTCTGAACCGTGATCTCCGTACCGCATATACAACAAGGCATCTATCTCGTAGGAAGAACACTCCATCATGGCATCTATGAGAATCTGACGCTTTTCCATGCTGGAAAGGTCGTCCTCCAGATGCTCCAGCAGCCCCGGATGAATGCAAGCGTCCATGTACCGAGCCACCGATACACCGCAGCAGGTGAACCAGCGCATAGCCATTGGCAGGGAGATGGCTGCCAGACCTTGCTCCCAGTTGGCAATCGTACCACGATTAACGCCAATCTGTGCCGCCAATTTCTGCTGACTCAGACCGGAACGCATTCGTGCCATTTCCAATGCCTTTGAAGTTCTTAACAAATATTCATCCATAAATTCACGCCCTTTCAACAAAATTCTACAAAACTGCCGGATTCGACAAGCCAAAAAATGGAAAAAGCTGCTATGGAGAACCAACAGCAGCCTATGTTATAACTGTATTGTCAAAAAATTCCAAATAGAAAGGAAACACAAAATGAAAGAAACTGCAATCTGGAACCATGAACGTATGCCGATCATCGACGGAATGCCCGCCAGCGTTACCGATGGGCAACCACACACACCTGAACCGTGGGAGGAAAGTTAATGAACCGAACCGTAGATGCTCTGATTATTCCATACGCTCGTAGACGGACGCTGGAGCTTGTCCTGAGCCTTTCTGGGTACGAAGCTGATAAAGATGCTTACCTCGAAGCAAAAGGCATCTTGGAACGTGCCGTAGCTGCCTTAGACGATGGGCGCAACCCGGCAGACAACATCGAACGCATTGACGGACAGCTCGTAGAGCTGTGAAAGGAGAAGAAGATGGACTTTACGAACGGATTTTATAAAACCGAAAACCCTGTTATTCTTGAAGAAGTAAAAACCTTCCTTCAGTCAATGGAACGGCGTGGAGCAACCGTAAAAGACTTGGACGATGCCATTGTGCAGCTAAACAATGTTTCGCACAGCATCAGCACAAATGCTCTCGTCAAAGCAGATGTGCTGGACGATTTACCGAATAACCCTTTTCGTTCCATGCTCAACGGAATGTTACAAAGCAAAGGGTAACTTAAACTTAATGTGGCTCTTAATCATTGTCATTGCAATTTTTGGCTTCCCCGATGCAAAGTAAAGGATGCAAAGAAAACGTTCGATTTTTACGAAGTTGTTCAAATTATATTGACTACACAACCAAAAGATGTATAATCATATCAAATGAACATTCGTATTTACTGATCGGGAGGATATGCTGCAATGAGTGAACAAGAAAGAGCTAAGATTGACAGGTTTATCGCATGGCTGTTGGAACACCCTGATAAAATTCCAGCAGCAGAGCAAGCCTTAGACCTGGAATAACAGAAAACCCCTTGCGCAGAGCTATACCAGCCCGGCACAAGGGATTCTTTTTATTTTACCGGGTCAGAACCACTTCTTTTTTCGGTTTCTACGGTAACGATATTTTCTGCTGTTGCCATATAGCACACGGTCGTTGCCTTTTAGCAAGGCCTGCATGAACCAGAAGCAAAAGGCACAGCCACACAACAAGTAATACACGGGCTTACCTCACATCTTCTCAATCAGGTTCATCAGCGCTTCACGCTGTTCTTTCGGCATAGATTCAAGTTTTTTCCGAATCCGCTCCACTGCTGCATCGACTTCACTTTGCGGCTGCTGGGGCGGGTTTTCTTTTTGGTCGCCAGTGAGTTCCTCAACCGTAACGCCAAGCGCGTTGGCTACTGGCAAAAGCATTTCATCTGGAAAATCCCTGTCGGTAGTCAGCATTTGAGAGATATAACCTCTGCTTTTTCCGATTTCTCTGCACACAAAGGATATATTGACACCCTTGTCGGCAGCGATTCTTTTGGCTCGCTCCACATTGCGCATAGAAAAAGACCTCTCTTTTTGTGCAAATAGCCAAATGTTCACAGAATTGAAGATTGACTATTGAAAAATAGCCACTTGGCTAGTATAATATGAAGCACAGGGCAAACAAAAACCAAGACCCCTGACAAATCTATCAGGAAGTCGCTGGAAAATGTTCACTTTGTACCTCGCAACTACATAGTAGCATATTTTCTAGTAAAATGCAAGCCCAGAAAGGAGAATGGCTAGTGAATCTTTCTAAAATCGACGAGTTTCGCAAGTTACATGGTCTGTCTCGTACTGACTTGGAAGTAGCTGCTGGTTTAAGCAACGGCGCACTGGGCAAGTGGGAACGCTCCGCAAATGGGCCGAGCATTCGACAGCTTGTGAAAGTCGCTGATTACTTCCGCGTGTCGGTGGACGCTCTTCTTGTAAGAGATAAGCAGTAAATCATAAGAAAGGGTTAAAAATGAACGACATTATCTTATCTATGCAGAATGGCGAGCCTGTGGTTTCCAGCCGTCAGATTGCAGAGAGCTTCGAGAAGCGTCATGACCATGTGATGCGTGACATCGAAGATATTATGAAGGGTCTCCCCAAAAATGGGGACACCCACATGTTCTACAAGACCGAGTACGTCCATGAGCAGAACGGCCAGAGCTACCCCATGTATCTGATGAACCGTGACGGTTTCACCCTGCTGGCTATGGGTTTTACCGGCAAGTCTGCTCTTGAGTGGAAGCTCAAGTACATTGCAGCGTTCAACGAAATGGAAAAGAAGCTGACCGAACAGCCGCAGCTCACACGCTCGCAGCTCCTTGCAACTGCGCTGATCGCAGCGCACGAAGAGCTGAAAGAGAAGGACAAGAGGATTGAACTTCTGACAGCCGACACGGAACGGATGAAGCCAAAAGAGATTTTCAGCGATGCAGTAAGCACCAGTCAAAACAGTATCCTGGTCGGTGAGCTGGCTAAACTGCTCAAGCAGAACGGCATCGAAATCGGCGAGAAACGGTTGTATGCCTGGATGCGTGAGAATGGTTATCTCATCAAGCGCAAGGGTGCTGATTGGAACAAGCCAACGCAGCGCAGCATGGAGATGAAGCTGTTCACCATCAAGGAAACGGTCATCTGCCACTCGGACGGACATACCAGTGTGAACACCACCACAAAGGTGACTGGCATCGGTCAGGTCTATTTCGTTAATCTCTTCTTAAAGACGGAGAAGAGCATGAAAGCGGAGGGCTAAACATGAAACAGCATTTGGATTTGAAAGTTGACCTTGAGAACCCGGATGAAGCTCGGCATACCATTGACGAATTGGTAAAGATGTACGAATCTGAAAAGCTCAAGTGGACAGCAGAGGAACTCGCCGAAGCGAAGCGTCTGGCGATGAAGATTATGGAACAGTTGTGCTTGGACGGGTACAACATTGAATGGAGCGGAGTCACGGAAGCGTACTGCTACAAGGCAGTTTCTGTTTGGCTTAGTAAACCGGATGATGAAGGCTTTATACGAAATGGAGCGTGCTGCATCCCTTCTGCTTCTTTTGATACTTGGGTTGCCAAGTGCGACTGTCTGTGCCGGGCTACCGGAAAAGACGTGCCTGCGTTCATCATCAAAAAGGCTGGTGAGGGTTGGTGACGTACTTTTACAAAGCACCGAGCCGGAAGCGCAGGTTGAAGCTTGCAATGGCGGAGGGCGTGTCCAGGAACGATGCCAACAAGGTGCTGTGGATGGAAAAGATGCTGAACCAGTGCTTTGAACGGCATAACCGGGAAGCAAGAGAGAAAGACGGTGAACGCGATGAATAAATTCTGCGTTCGCTGTGGAGCGTTTCTTGAAACTCCGAACGCAAACCAGAAGTATTGTGTCGTATGTGCACACAACGTCCAGCTTGAACAGCAAGCGAAATGGAGACGTCGGAAGGGCAAAACCGAACGAGTGATGGGCCTTTGTGCGTGGTGCGGTAAGGCGATGGTGAAGAAAACACCAGATCAGAAGTATCACAAAGATTGTGCCAGAAAGGCCGAAAGGTCATGCGCACCGGCGGGATATCAATTCAAGCTGCCAGAAAAGCAAAGGCCGACTCCGCCTAGATACAGCATCAAGCAAATAAACGACAAGGCAAAGTCACTCGGAATGAACTATGGGCATTACAGCACGTTGCTTAGTCAGGGGAAGGTGGAGCCGCCTGATGAACGGTAAATATTACGGTCAGCGGGAAATCCGCTGGCACAGCCGTGAGAAGGAGCGGCTGGAACATATCAACAAGCGAAAGGAGAAAAATGAAAGCACTTGTGGAAATCGCCCTGATCTGGGGCATCGTCCTGGCATTGATTCTGGCAACGTTCCTGTTGAACTTCTGGCTTGTGCATCATATTGAGCTTTTGGTCGGAGCTAAGGCGACATGGTACATCATAGGTGTTGGCGCTCTGATGGCCACCTGCTGGATTTTCGGCGTCGGTAAAAAGGCATGACGCTGGAAGATGCAATGAAAGCCAGGTACTTCAACATCAACGACCTTAGCCGTAGATCGGGAATATCAAGACCAACGATTTACAGCATCTTGGGCAAGCGAAAGAAGCAGAAAAGTTCCGTTCGGGTCGATACGCTTCTAAAAATCGCAAAGGCGTTGAATGCAAAAATAGTCATCAACGAGAAAAAAACGAACGGATTCGACATTATTTTGAAAGAGGTGAAGAGAGATGAAAACAGTTAAAGGTACGGTGCTGTGCTGTATGAGCATTTCGCTTGCTATCGTAGCTCTTGGATGCGGAAACGCCATTGAAGGTGCTGCTGGCGGATGGGCGATGCTCGGATACGCGTTCCTTGCTCTGGCGATGCTTTTTGCAGCTCTTATTTTGGCCGCAATTGGCGTAAGCGCCGAAAACGAGCGCATGGAGCAAGAGAGCCGGAAAATCAAGCGCATCCCGCATCACACAAACGAATGGAGGGATGCCAAGTGAAGTGCCCGATATGTGGAAGCGAAAAAATCAAAGCCAATCACAGCACATCACGTGAAGACAACATCATCCGACGGAGGCTCTGCAAAAACTGCGGTCATACATGGAATACAGTCGAAATAGATATGGACCAGTGGGACTCCGTAACGAGAAGCTTCAGCAAGATGAAATATGCCATCTCTCAGTTGGAATCCCTTGTGGAAGAGATGAAGGCAAAAATCCTGAAACTTGGAGGTACGGTATGAACGAGATGTACGATTGTTCCGGTTGTTTTGATCGGTTTGGTGGCGTGGTTGAGCCGCCCGATGACTACTACTTCGCGCCCAGGACGGACGAAGAGCCTGAATGGCAGCGGCCAGATGAAGCGGATTCCGTGTGCTGGGGAGATTGATTTTTGTACAGCCAAGTTAAGCCGAAGTAAGAATAATGAAGCCTAATGATGCCGAAGAAAGGAATCGTATGGATAACAGCAAAATCCATGAAGCTCTGATGGCTGTTCAGTCAGAGCTGAAAGCCCCGAAGGGACAGATGAACACATTTGGTGGTTACAAGTATCGCTCTTGTGAGGACATTTTGGAAGCAGTCAAGCCAATTTTGAAAGAACACGGTTTGCTTCTTACCCTTTCTGATGAACCTAAAGTGTTAGAGGGGTGGCATTACATCGAAGCGACCGCAAAGGTGGAAGCTCTGGATGGTGGATGCGTAACGGTTACTGCTTACGCAAGAGAACCGGAGCAAAAAACCAAGATGGATGCAGCGCAAGTGACTGGAACGTCTAGTAGCTACGCCAGAAAGTACGCCTTGAACGGTTTGTTCTGCATTGACGATACGAAGGACGCTGACACGGACGAATACCAAAAGCAGACGACAAGCAGGGTAAACAAGCCAGCGCAGAATAAAACGGAACCGGAAGAAACCCCTCTGTGCTCTTGCTGCGGAAAGCAGTTACAGCCTGTCCAGTACAACAACCGAACAGTTACGCCGCTGGAAACAGCGAGAAGCACAAAGAAACGATTTGGGCGTGTCTTATGCTGGGAATGCGCTCAGAAACAGCCGAAGGAGGGCTAAACAATGCTTAACTCTATCGCAATTCAGGGGCGTCTGATTCACACGCCTGAAGCTAAGGTCACGAAGTCTGGCAAGGATGTTTGCACGTTCAGCATTGCCTGCGACCGTCAGAGTGGTGGTCAGAAGGAAACCGACTTCTTCAACTGCACCGCATTTGGTAATACGGCGTTGTTCGTTTCCAAGTGGTTTCAGAAGGGCAGCCTGATTCTGGTGACTGGTAGCATCCAGACCCGAAAGTATACAGACAAGCAGGGAAACAACCGCACTGCAACGGAAATCATGGCGAACAAGGTTGACTTCTGCGGTGGTAAGTCTGACAGCAAGCCCACCGATCGGGCGCAGGATGCACCGCAGAACTACTCTCAGGGCAACACGGATGACTTCTCTGTGATTGACGACAATTCTGATCTCCCTTTTGACTAACGGTTACGCTACCGGGACAAAAGGCGAGAAAGGAACACTATGTTTTACCGTCCGAAAGTAGTTCGATGCCGCCTGAAAACTGGCGGGAAAAGCATCGAACAAATCAAAGAATCTCACAAGGGGCAAGGGCTGGTTTATCGGGATTTTGAAAGTCTCCAACAGATGTACGATGCTTTTTCTGGATTGGTTGTTGAACTGTCCCTTTGGAAGTACGACAACCACGAAAGCTATCATCTCAAAAGCTGGAAGCCGGAAGATGATAAAAAAGTTATGATGGGCGTTTATTACGCAGAACAAACGCATCCATTCCCCCGATACAAGAACGATTTTGAAAAGTTCAAAGCAGTTTGGGAAGAAAAAAAATATGGCAGCAATGGTGCGTCTCTCGTCTTTGCTCCAGAAGACGTGGAAGAACTCGAAACCATCTGCGAAGAAGTTCCTTCGTCTTGATTACCTACCTTATATAAAAGCTGCGCTATCTGGCTGGACGGGCGTTTGGAAAAGATGATTACCTGTTGTCTCAACTGTACATCACGCTGCACAGCTTGCCACGACACTTGCGAGAAGTACAAGGCAGAGAAGAAAGACTTCGAGGAGCGCAAGGCGTTTGTGCATGAGCTTAACCACAGCCAGAGCGTATACCACCGCAACTACGAGGACAAGCACCGGGAACGTGGCAAGAAGCGGTTTCTCGGAAGTGAATTTAGAGGTGAACAAGGATGAACGAATGGAGAGATATAGTAAAAAATCCACCTCACAAATTGGATGGAGATTCGAGGGGGAACATTTTGGTTTGGTATAGCAATACGAAACGCGCAGAAGTTGTGAAAATGACCGTTGCGGTGTCGTTTCCTGACATTATGCCGTTCTGGATGCCACTCCCCAAACAACCAAAAGACAACAAATGAACACCGGCAAGCAGTTTGAAGCGGACTTTAAGGCATCCGTCCCGTCCGATGCGTGGTGCTACAGATTGAAGGACAGCGCTGCAAACTACTACGGCGGCAACGAAAACCTGTCCTTCTCCATCGACAACATCTGCGACTTCCTTGTGTACCGCTACCCGATGAACCACCTGTTTGAGCTGAAAACCATTGAAACGCCCTCTATCCCTCTGGAAAAGGTGTTCGGCAAGTACGACAAAGCAAAGTGCAAATATCGCAAGGAAAAGCACATCACGGACATGGTAGACGCAATGGGGTACAGCGGTCAGACCGCCCATGTGATAGTAAATTACCGGGCGGTCAGCCGCACCTTTGCAATCCCTGCCAATAAAGTTCTGGCGTTCCGTTACAACGAGAGCCGCAAGAGCATCCCTTGGCAGTGGGCAGAACAAGAGGGGATAGAGGTCAAAGCAAAAAGGCTGCGTGTCCATTGGCGGTATGACGTGGATGGGCTACTAAAGAGATTGGAGAAAGAGAATGCCAAATTGGTGTGAAGGAAAACTCAAAGTCCGTGGAAATCCCGAAAACATCGTGCGCTGGTTTACGGATTGCGTGACTGTTTATGCCCGCCCCTATTTCGACAAAAACAAGTTTCCGAATGGAGAGTGGGTCTACAACAAAATCCATGATGGAGCATTGCTTTCTTACGATGATGAGACGTTCTACATCAACGTGAAAGACACCGCTTACATTGAGGGTACTACGAAGAACTTCGTTGAAAAGTTTTGCACTGAACAGATTGCTGATGGCGACAACGCAATTCTTGTTCTTCCTGTAATGGCTGCATGGTCGATGGGACCTGAGCCATACGAAGAAATGTCTAAAAAGTATAGATTGGATTTCAGATTCTATGGATTTGAAAGCAGTGGATGCGTAAATCAGGAGATGGAAGTCATTGAAGGTAAAACAACCATCAACCGTGAAATTCGATTTGATGATTACCGTTGGGAATGCGCAGACCCGCTAATGGGAGGTTGAAAACATGGAAATTGAGGTTGAGATTTGCGACCGCTGCGGAGAGTGTTTTTCGTGGCACGACGAAGTAAACGGAATCCGAAAAGTGAAAATAAAAAAACGCGGCTATGAATGTTCGCCAGACAGGTCGTTCGTTCTTTGCCCCTCTTGCATGGCTGCACTCAACGACTGGCTGAAAGGAGAACAGAAGTGAGTAAGAAAATTTCAGAAATTCTGCCCAAGACCGAAATCTTAGCGCAGTTGGCAGAAGAAGCGTCCGAACTGGCACAGGCTGCGTTGAAGCTGCGCCGGGCGCTGGACGGAACGAACCCGACACCGAAGAGTGTTGAGGAATGTTTAGAAAATATACAAGAAGAAATGGCGGATGTTTTTGTATGCCTAACCATGTTTGGCAAGTCCGCCGAAAGAGACGGAATCTTGATTTATAACAAGTACATGGAAAAGGTTATCAAAATCGAGTATGAAAAAGAAGCCCGCTGGCTCTCTCGCCTTAAAGAAAAGGAGCAGTCGGATGAATAAGCGTAGGAACCGTCCCTTGAATGGCAAACAGGCGATGTCAGCCAACCTCCGCAAAATCGCACGGCAGAACCAGTTGTACGGCTTTCGCATGGCTCTGGATGGCATCGCCGCCACATGGGGCGCACTGATTCAAAACCTTCGGTGCGATGCAGACCTGTCCGATGAACAGGTGCAGAAAATCATCCGCATTGGTGACAGGTACTGGGAGATGGTTGGGCGGTTCAAGAACGAGGACATGACACCTGACGAGTTTGCGGATTATATCACCGCAAAGTCAGAACAAGTCGAAAAAGAGCTGAGAGAAAGGTGGAGCTAATGGCAATGTTTTCGGTAGAGGACATTTCAGAGATTACTTCAAGAAATCCGAAGTTTTGTCGCATTAAAAGAGCCACGTTCACTTGCGACTTCTGCACCACTAGCGTCGATGTGTGCGATGAACGTATTGCAACTGCTCTAGCGGATAGCAGAAAAACTCCTAATTGCCCGATTTGCGGAAAGAAAACTATATGTAGTCTATATGAGTTTCAATCGCACGAAAATCCAAACATCATAGAGGATGTTAGATGGAGGTAACAATGTTTGAATTTGTAACCCGCTGGCTGGTCTGCTTAGTCCTGCTGGCGGTAGTAGTTCAGTCTGAACGGACAATCAAGAACATGGCGAACAGCCTGTTTGAAAAACAACAGGCAATTCTTGTCTGGCTGTTTATCAACGCGTGTCTGGTCGTTTGTACGGCAGTTGTGATGGGGTGGAAATAATGGAAATTTGCGACATTGAGAGAAAAGAAATCAATTTTGGGTGTCTGGAGTATGGAGATGTGTTTGAGATTAACGGCGAAATTCTCGTGAAAGCTAACGTGAACCTTTCGTTAAGTAAATTGTCTGGCGGTGTCAGCTTTACTGCCCAATGAAGATGACCAGCAATCCGCTTGGGCGGTGCGTATGCGAGAAAGAAAAGTGCGCTTGGTGGCGACAGTTGGACAACTGCTGCTCCGTCTGGTGGATTGCAACCGAGCTGGATAAAATCGAAACGAAAATGAAGAGGTGATAACTCTTGGCAACACCCCCGAAGCGTGGTCGTGGCAGACCGCCGCTGACCGAAGCTGAAAAGAAAAAGCGTGAGAAGCGAGCGCAAAAGGCAAAAGAAGAAGCCGCCGCAAAGCGCGAGAAAGAGCGTGAGAAGAAGCGGATACAGAACCTCAACAAGAACAAGAGCATCCGTTCACAGGTCAGTAAAAAGGTAAAGGAGCAACAGGCGTTGGCTATCGAGAAGCTGAAGATGATGAACACAGGGGATTTGCAGTCAAGAATCGGCGATGAAGAGGACAAGAAAGTTGTCGGCATGATTGCCGCAAAGTATTTTGGTGACCTTCCGAGCGTGGATATGAACAACCCCATTGAAGTGCAGCAACGTCTTGATTTCTTCTTTGACGCTTGCATCGAAGCCAGAATCTCCCCTGTGGTGGAATGGATTGCACTGGTGCTTGGCATTGAATGGCCTAGCCTGAGACAGATTATGACAGGCAAGCGCCGTGACGACAGCTTGCAGCAGAAGTACATTCTGAAGCTGATTCTGCAAATGCAGTCCATGTGGGCATATAACGGTATGTACGGTCAGGAGAACCCGGCAGAGTGGATTTTCCGAGCCAAGAACTACTTTGGTATGCGTGACAACGTGGAAGTTGCCATTGCCCCGCCAGAACAGCCGTTGGGCGATGCCCAGAGCGCAGAACAGTTGGCTCAGAAGTACCAGACGGCTTTGCCGAAAGGGATTGACGTGGAGTTCAAAGAGGTAACGGAAAATGAAAAAACGGTTGGTTGACTTCTCCGACCCGATTCTGTCAGCGGCGCTGTTTATCTTGCTGAAAGACCGTACGACCGGCAAAAACATCATCTGGGCGACAGAGCCACCGCCTGAACTGGGTGCGGGCTTTGCGGATGAAATCACGTTAGAACAAATCAAGAAATGCCCGCCAGTGCCACGAGTTCTCAAGCGTCTGGATGAGCAGAAAAAGAGAACCAAAGCAAAAGCAGAGGTTTTCACTCCTTCTTGGGTCTGCGAAAAGATGATAGACATGGGCGAAGAAAACGGTGCGATGCCCGATATGAAGAAAGAGCCTATCAAGTACATCCATTCGACAGTCCTTGAAATCACCTGCGGAGAAGCACCATTCCTTGTGAACCGATACGACACGGTAACAGGCAAAAAGATTCCAGTACCAAGGCGGAAAGGACTGTTTGACCGCAAACTGAAATGTGTAAACAACTGGTTTGATTGGAATGTATGGACATGGCACGATGTAGCAGAGGACGCAGCGACGACTACATACGGCTATGAGTGGCAGGGTGATAGCCTGTTGCTTGCAAGAGCAAATATGCTCCTGACATGGCGAGAAAACTTTAAGTGGCTGTTCGGCATAGAGCCTGACGCTGGGAAGGTTCGCAACATGGCTGCTATCATCTCATGGAACATCTGGCAGATGGACGGTTTGAAAAAGACCGTGCCGGGCACGGACATTCCGTGCAAAATCAAAGACTGGAAAGCCGACAAAGAAATTCTGTTCAAGGATATTGAGGAGGAAAAATAAAATGAGCAGTTCCGTAGAATATGCAAAATCAGAACTTGCACGTATTACGAAAGACGGAGACGGGTTGCAGAATGCAATCAATAAGAACATCCTTGACATTATTGAACTTTTTGCAAGTCAAGGCCATAGCGGATTTACTGCTGGATATGCAATGTCTATTTTGGAGCGGCTTTTGCGCTTTAAGCCGATTACTCCGCTTACTGGCGAAGATGATGAATGGACTAATGTGTCGGACGAAATGGGGCAAAGACTCTTCCAAAATAAACGATGCTCAAGCGTGTTCAAGACCACTGATGCACAAGGTAACACGATTGAAGTACATGACATTGACGCAATCGCTTATTCCGACAACGGTGGTCTTACGTGGTTTACAAGTAGTCGCTTTCGCAAAAACGTGACCTTCCCCTATGAGCCACCTACGCACCCTGAAAAAATATATATCGAATACACGGAAGATGTTCCGCTTGGCTGGTCTGGCGACAAGTATGAGATTATCACTGACGACAAGGAACGTATCAAAGCGTTGAGAGCCAAGATTCAGAAGAAATTTGACGAAAAGGAGAGCTAATGCAGACTGACAGAGGACTCTACCACAAGCGAGTATGCGACCGCTGCGGAGCGGTACAGGGCGGTAGAATGATGAACCCTGACGAATATTTTAAGGACTGGGCGTGGCGCAGGGACACAGGCGACCTGTGCCAGGAGTGCTATGCAGAGTATAAGCGAGTGATCGGGCGATTCAATGCCAACAGAAGGAGAAGGAGAGGGCAAAGATAATGGATGTTTACTGTACCACCGAACATTGCTCTTGCATGGGCATCAAAAAATTCTCTGCTGGCAAGGCTATCCGATGCACGGCAAAATCCTGCAAGAACAAATCCGAGCAGTCCTGTGGCTCTTGCAAATGGTGCGCAGAGCCGGAGGGCGCGTGTGTGAACGACCAGTCAGAACACGTTGCAGACTTCGTGTGGGATGAACGTGGATGCAAGGAATGGGAGAAAAGAGAAAATGGGTAATATCATAGACGGGATGATAGTGGTTTTAGTATCTTTCATGGTCGGAACGATTGTATGCGGAATGGTGTTTCTTGTTGAGAACATTATTATATGGAATGGCTTTTTGCGAGAAATTTCCGGTGAAAAGCAAAAGATTCTCGCAGATGCGGTTCTCCACATCATCATTTTTTCGATTGGTTTTGGGTTCTTGTATGCGATGTACAAAGCGGGGGTGTAAAAATGAGCTATGATATTTCACTTTGCGACCCAGTAACACACAAACCGCTCAAAGCAGATAGTACGCATTTTATCGCTGGTGGTATGCGCGCTATGGGCGGAACGAAAGAACTGTGGCTCAACGTCACCTATAATTACGGTCACTTCTATTATCAACCGGAAGTGTTTGGTGAGAACGGCATCCGCTCCATCTACGGCAAAACAGGCGCAGAGAGCATCCCGATGCTTGAAAAGGCCATCTCCGCACTAGGTGACGATGTAGACGATAGCGACTACTGGAACGCCACAGAAGGCAATGCGAAACGTGCGCTGTACGGACTGTTGGCATTTGCAAAGATGCGCCCGGATGGTGTGTGGGAGGGCGATTGAATGAATAGCATGATATGGCATCCGGCAAGCGAACCACCGAAAGAACGAACGACACCTTTGTTGCTTGCAACTAAGACAACGTGGCGTGATGGTGATGGAAAAATGTTGCAAGGAATCTCGCCGACAGCGTACTTTCTTGGCTGTTACGCAGACGGTCAGTTCTGGGACGAGATAGGCGAGAGACTGCCGAAATGTGTGACGGTGACGCATTGGATGGTGTTTCCGATGGTATAGGAGGGCTTATGGAAAACAATATCGTTGTTACGCAAGATATGATTGACGCATTTACGACAGAAATGCAAGAAGCATACCAAAAGTACGGCGATGATGAAGAAATCGTTCACAGCATGATGGACGGCATCATGTGTGAAACCTTAGAAAATCTGGGCTTTGCGAAAGGCGTGGAAATCTTTGACAAAGCACCGAAATGGTATGCGTAAGGAGCAGTAAACATGACGAACAAGAAGTTTGGAATCATCGTTATGGACTTGAGCCTTTTCTACTTTGGGCCGAAGCCGCCTTGCGGGTACATCAAGGCAAAACATATCCGACAAGCGTACGGCAAAGGCGCAAGGCCTGTCAAGGCGCATAAGCGAATCACGAGAACAAGAGAGGGATTCAAGAAATGACGCTTGACGAAAAAATTGTGGTGTCCGCTTACACTGGATATTTGATGTGTGACTTCAATGAAGTCCACAGGCACATTGAAAAGCTGCTAGGCAGACCTGTATTTACACATGAGCTTGCGCTCGGCATGATTCAGGATGAAATCAAGGAGAAATCCAAAGATGATTTTCTGAAAATTTGTGCGGACAAGGAAGTCCGTCTTGGCTTGAAGAAAGGGTAAAAAATGGAAGAACTCAAAAGATGCCCGTTCTGCGGGTCTATTCCGACGCTGTATCACGATGGATTGCATCAAGTGGATTCAAAGAGAAGATACCACACAACATGGATGATTATGTGTGAAAAGTGTCATAATGCATCAATGAGCAATAGCGCTTACTATAGCTTTGCTGAAGATGGCGTTTTGTCACCGTATGACGAAAAAGACGGACGACAAGAAATCATCAGCCGGTGGAACAGCCGTTACAGAGAGGATTGAGTATGGAGCAGGAACACAAGCCGAGAACATCAATGATCCTTCTGTTGGAACACGTTCATGCGATGGACGAGCTGACAGACGATGAATTTGGAGCATTCATCCGCAACTACGCACACTACGTTGAGACTGGACTTGAGCCAGCATACGGCAACGACCGTGCTATGCGGATGCTCTGGAAAGTCGTAAAGGCGTTCGATGATATGAACGTGCAGAAGATGGAAGAACGTGATAAGCGTAGACGAGAAGCAAACAAGAAAAATATAAACAAGCGTTGGAACGATAAAAAATACGAAAGCATACCAATGGTATCGCAGGATACGAATGGTATAAATGGTATGCCAAACATACCAACTGATACGAATGGTAGCTTATCTGTATCTGATTCTGTATCTGAATCTGATAAAAAAGAAAAATGTGAAAAGAAAAATACCAACGAAGTCAATCGCTTCAAGGCACCGACTATCGAGCAAGCCAAAGCCTACTTTGTCGACAAGGGCTACACGGAGCTGGAAGCAGAACGGTTCGTAGACCACTTCACGGCGAATGGCTGGAAAGTCGGCAAGTCGCCTATGAAAGACTGGAAAGCTGCTGCACGGAACTGGATGCGTAACGTAAAAGACTGGAGCGGTGGCTATCAGCAGACGATGGCTGAATTGCCTGACGAGGGAGACTTTCTGCGGTGAATATTGAAAATCAGACCCAATACATCCTGCTAGGAGCAGTCCTCACGTTCTCGGAATACGCCGATGTTTTGCAGGATTTGGAGATTGAAGATTTTTGCCCTGAACTCCAAAGAACATTCGCTGCCATTCGTGGCTATTGGGAGCACAACGACAAATGGAACCCAGTAGAGGTCATGGGGCAGTACGATGACGATTGCAGAAAGGCTATGGGAGAATGCTTGGATGCCTTTGGCGCAGAGTTCATTCGCAACGTCACACATGACATGATGCAGGGATGGGCTAGAATCATCAAGGAACAGGCAGCATTGACCAGAGCCAGAGGGCTTGCGTTCAAAATCGTTGATGGCTCGACCAGATACGCAGACCTGACAGGCATCTATGAGCAGCTAGGCGAAGCAATCAACCTGCACAGCGAGAGAAGTGATTTCATCCCAATGTGCGATGGCATAGACAATTACATTCGAAAGCTGGATGATAAGCCGGAGTATATCAGCACAGGGCTTAAAGTGCTGGACAACAACTTGCATCTTGTACCTGGAAACTTCGTTGTGATCGGCGGCAGACCGTCTGCCGGTAAGACTGCTCTATCCCTGCAACTTGCCTGTGAAATAGCCAAGAACGGACGCAAGGTGGCGTATTTCAGCTTAGAGACCGACCCTGATACCCTCTATGCTCGTATCATCGCAAACCAGCTAGGCGTACCGCTACACACGGTCAAAAACAAAACCGTCAGCATTGACGAGCTTGACCGGCTGGCAGCCATCAAGAAATATCCGCTATTCGTCCGTTCTGCCGCTGGTAAGAGCGTTGGATGGATTAGAACGCAGTCCATCAGGATGCAGGCAAAAGTGGTGTTCATCGACTATTTGCAGCTTATCCATCAAGCCGGAGCGAAAGACCGATACAGTGCTGTAACGGAAATCAGCATGGCACTGCATGAGTTTGCACAGTCCACAGGAACGCTGGTTGTAGCTCTCGCACAGCTCAATCGAGAGACAGCAAGAACAGGCATTCCACCGACTGCCGCAGACCTGCGAGAGAGCGGACAGATTGAACAGGACGCAGATGCAATCATCCTGCTGGCACAGAACGTGACCACGAAAAAGCGACCGGAGCAACATTATCATTTTGCGCTTGAGAAGAACAAAGAAGGCAACGTAGGGTCACTAGACATCACGTTTCAGATGGAAACCCAGCAATTCAAAGAATGCGTGTGGATGTAACATCGTTTCTGCGCTCGTATTGTCACAATAGAATAGGCAAGAAAAACAGACAACAGGGTTTGGGCGATAAAGTTACCGTCTGAACCCCATAAATATTTTTCACTACACAAAATACAGGAGGAAGACAACTATGGCACTTACCAACATCGAACGTGAGACTATCATCAACTTCAACGCAGCGGAAGATACCGCAGAAATCTACACAGCTGACCCGGTTTACATTCGCAAGCTGGACAAGCTCTGTGAGCAGTTCCCCGATACATACAAGTTTATGACGGAGCTGTCTGCCAAGCGGTGCAAGGAATCCAAGACCTATTCGATGCCGAAACGTCTTGTGAAGTTCCGGCCGCCTGTCACTCGTGAGATCAGCGAAGAGCAGCGTGAAGCACTGGCAGAGCGTCTGCGTAAGGCAAGAGAAGCCAAGAATATCTAATCTTAGCTCGTACGACTACAAAACTACTGTATCAGAAAGCATGGAATGGTGTCAGGTGGTAAAACTACCCTCTGCGACTATTCCGTGCTTTTTTCTCTTGTTATTTATCAGTGTGAAACGGCAAGGTATGAATTTGAGAAAGAATCGTCTAATCGCAGGGCTGATTGAGACGAAAGCAAGATGTGTGAGACGAAATAGATGCGATTATTGCATACCAAGCGATACGAATCGTACCAGTTGATACGAATGGTATGCGTTGGTATCATGGTATACCAATCTTCCCCCCTTTCTTCCCCCTCTTTCCCCTACAACCCCTATTACCCCCTATAATCCCCCTAATTCCCCCCTCAAACAAATAAATTGTTTGAGGCCCCCACGCCAAAATGGTGAGACAATTGCGACAACTCAAAACGACAACCAGATGTTTTGCAAAGGCTCTTTCCCCCTACAACCCTCTATCTCCAAAAGCTATACCGTTAGCCAGCAGGTCAGACCGTAGGCGAAAACTAGCGTGAGGTTCGGACTGGTGGATGGCCTACGACTATTTCACATGGAGAATTGACTTCATTTTGTATTCGGTTGAATATGTACAAATGTTGCATAGCTTGACTGCGACTATCAGGTATAACTATTCATAGCAAAGTGGTATGGATTGGCTGGAATATCATAGTGCGTTACTGGGAATTAAATTGAGCAGGGGCAGACCGAATCTGATGATACGACTATTCCAGCAGAATAATCCCTAGATGGTTACTAGGATATATAAGCGTATATTATAATAAGTACGGTTGGTATACGAATTTGGTATGGCTAGGCGAGAATAAAATTGACAGGTGTCTTGATAGACATTGATTTTTTGGGCGGTCGGATGGCTTAGCGACTATCGCACCTCCCTTTCTCTAAAAGGCGAACGACTATTTCACACAAAAAACACACGACTATTTGACGATGGTTCGCAAGAAAACGATACGACTATTACTTTACAACTATCAGCGGACAGCTCGTTGCTATACTATATATAGGACTTTCAAACGGTGGCCATCTGACGACTTTACGACTATTCCACGACTATTTGCCGGGAGAAGCTACGACTATCGGCTACGACTATTCCAGCCGGAACGCTACGACTATTGCTGACCTCTATTGGTTATCGGGCGAAAGCCCGAAAAGAGAAGCGGCGACAAGCCGCCAGTGGTTCCGCGCCGCGCGCCCTGCTACTGGACTGTTCCGCCGGGTGGAAGGTTCCAAGCTGGCCTTGTGCGATATGACCGTTGATCCAGTGCCAGACCGCAAACCGCCGGGCGTGAGAAGCATCGAGACGCCGCCGGGCTGACCCTGTACAGGTGGAGACGTTGACCCCCTCAGTAGGTGCGCCGGTTCTGTACTGCTGACAGTGTGTCAACACTTGCCAGCAATCCGCACATGATAGGAGCAGACCGCCGCCGGGCTGGCATGGTCTGCGCTATGCTGCACCGCCGGGCATGGATCTATAACAGGGCGCATAGCCGCACCCTTATATACCTTATTATAATAGGGCGGTTGTGCTGGTCTGTATGGCGTTCGGCGCGTCGGTGGTATCTGATATTGGTGCAGGTACTACGTTTGACGGTATGCCCTCCGGTGCTGCGCTGGCGGTGTATAGGCGGTTTGTGCGGCTGCTGTATTGTGTGTGCTGGAATGGGGCAAATCAATGGAAATACCCCTGTAAAGCCCTGTAAACGGTTTTGGCGAATTGCATGGACGGCAGAAAGGCCGCTGTAAACGCTTGCGCGTGGCTGATACGTTGCAGGCCAAAAAGAAAAGCCCTGCACCCTCAGCAGGTGCAAGGCAAAAGAAAAGCCCCGCCAGCGTGGGCGGGGTAGGAATTATTTATTTTTTTCTTCAAGATCTGCAAGGGCAGCGCAAAGCTCTTGTATTTCCTCTTCTGTCAAGTTGTATTCCGCGCGGAGTTGGTCAGCGTCTGTGCTCCTCCATCCTCCATCATATAGGGCGGCGGCGCTGCTAGAAACGTCTTTTAACATGATTTTTTCCTCTTTCCCGGGCTTTTGCCCTTTTTTTATAGTGTATCATATCGCAAGCCCTAAAAACAGGACTTGCAAAAAGTTTTTTGCCCTTTTGGGCTGGATCGGGGTTGCTTTACGGTGCAGCCCCGCTAAAGTATCCGGCTAGGTTAACGTTGCTTGCGCCAAATGTTATAATTAGAGGCGGTCATAATCATATAGCCGCCGCAGACCTTGACAACAACGCAGTCACCGGGGCAAACCTTGCGTGCATAGTATCTGGTGGTATATAGTCCGGTCGTTGCGTCATATCCCTTATTACTAGTCATAATATATAGACCTCCTCACTTGCTTGCCTTAAACAAAGCACTAAAAAACCAAAAACAAAACAAGATTGCGGATAAAATCACAGCTTGCACCCCCTTATACCACACTAAAACGCTTGTAGGTGGTCTTGCTGCTGCACTCTGCGTATATATCCGGGTGCAGAGTCTTGAGTAGCTTGCTATCAAGTCGGACACTCTGAACGTCCTTATAGATAGCCTTTGCCGTGCCTTGCGCCATCTCCGGCGCGCCCTGCATCATGCAGATAATATCTGCTTTAATGCTTTCGTTCATTGCTTCCAGCTCTTCCAACAGCCGCTTGTTTTCGCGGTATTCGTTCACCTTTTCCTCGAATAACGTCATTTTTCATATCCTCCAATTTTAGACTGCATCCATAACACGGAGAAGCGCAGCAATTGCAGCGTCGCGCAATTTTTCGCGCCGGTCCTTGTCAGATGGGTTTAATTTAACGTACTTTCTGCACAGGTCCTTTTCACGTTCGATCTCTTTATTGATAACGTTGATTACATCATATTTTTCCATTTTTTTAGCCCTCCCTTATTAACTGTTAAGAAATGCGATCATAACCAGCGCCCCGGAGATCATGCCGCCTACGTACCAGATTGCAGCCCACTGGGAAAAGTCGAGAGTAATCATTGTTTGCACCCCTTTTTAGTCAAATTCCGGCATTGCCAAAATAATTTTTTTGCACCGCTCAACGCTGAGACGGTAGGGCTTGGAGCGGGTCAGGTTGTCCGCTACAATCTGAGTGTATACCATCAACGGCAACTCAAACAGCCCGGCACACTTGGGATACAGGCGCACGGCCTGATTTCTGATTTCTGCGTTTAATTCGTCCGATCTAGTCATTTTATTGTACCTCCAAAATCAGCTCCCGGAGCGTTTCAACGCCGGGGACACAATAGTTACACATCATAATATATACGTTTTCCATGCCATTAACGGCGGTTTTGATTGCAACAGCGTTTCCGCTGCGCTTGGCTGCTAGATACTCGTTGATTGCGTTTTCGACAATCTGCACTCTGTCCTTTTTTGTCATGGTTTATACCTCCGTGTAACCGTCTGCAATGGCCTGCGCCTTGATAGTGTCCATATCTCGCTTTGCTACAACAGGGACGTCCTTAGATACCCAACCGTCAGGGACACGGGAAAAGGTTTTTGCGTTTGTGTCGATGCACAGATAATGCGCCATGCCATATGCGGTGTTCTTGGTTCGGAATTCTAGTTTCATGGTTTTTGTCCTCCTGTTTTGTGGTGGTGTGGTGGTGTACATCCTCTGTACATTTACTATTATACACGATTAAACGTACAAGTCAATAGTATATTCAAGATTAAACGTACAAGCATATAAAAACGTTGCATATGCAACATACAAGCACTGCACACCCCAGCACTTGCCGCCGTTCCGATCGTCCCCGCATGGTTTGCCCTGCTGCTTGTGCTGTGCCGTCGTTCCGGGTGCGCTGGGGTGCTGGGGTCTCCACCTCTGGGGTATATGGGGCGAGCCGGGGGTTGGGTGGTCGACACCTCGCGTAGAAAAAATTCAAAAAAGGCGTTTTCCTCGCCTACCCACCCCCTCTTTTCTGCGAAAAACACCCCACCCCACATTGTCAATCTCAAAAATTCCGCGCAAAAACAAAAAGACCCCTACAAAGGGTCTGTGTTCTGTGCTATACTTGCCTTACAAGCCTTGAAAGGGAGGAATCTGCAATGAATCAAAAGAATGACAAGAATAAAGAAAGACGCGAAAAGAACGAAAAGATTGCCGCTTCAATATGGGGCATCATTATCGGTGCAGCTCTTTTGGTTTTTGGTGTGTATCTTATGGCACATGGTATTTCAAACGTTATATAAAATTTTGGCCAAAGAAAGGTGGAATCAAAATGTTTTTTGCGCTCACTTTGATAACAATGGTGACAACTCCGATATTCGGCATAATGTGTCTTATCAATGCAATGCGCCGCAAAAAGAACAATAAAACACTCCTTGCATTTGTGATATCATTTGCGGTTCTGGTTGTCAGTTTTTGTGCGATGCCCACTTCGTCAAACGAAAGTCCAAGTTCTTCGGTCGATGCCACATCCAAATTACAACAGACAGAAAGCAAGTTGGAAACCAAAGAGGAAACATCCAATAAAGAAACAACAATTGAGCCAAAGGTTCTCGCAGAACAAGATGGAATCAAAATCACTGTTACTGGGTATAAAGAAGATGCTATTGATACAAGCAATGTGATTTGGACTTCGTCCAATGCAACACTTGGCGGTAATGCACTGGAACTTTCCATTAAAAACAGCAGTGATAAAAATATATCCGTAGTCTGCGATTCGTTGATTGTCAATGACTATATGGTGACTGCGCAGTACAATTCTGATGTTCTCGCAGGAAACGAATCGACTGAACCGATTTATCTTTTCTATTCTGATCTTGAACGTGCGGGAATTTACGAAGTTCAGAAGATTGAGCTTTACTTCACTGTTTACGACAAGGACACAAATAAAAAGCTGTTCAGTGTTGAGGATACCACGATAGAAACATCTAAAGTCGGAAATACGTTTGAAGAATCACATATTGGCGAAGAAGCGTATAACGATAAAGGCGTTGTTATATCTGGCGTGAAGGAAAAAGAAACGTCTACATTCGGAACGGATGTGCTTTTGCTTCAGGTTTCAAACGAAAGTGGAAAAGACCTTGTGATATATTGTGACAGCGTATCGGTCAACGGCAAGATGGTTAATCCGTACATACTGCTTCAAAAAATTTACAATGGCAAAAAAGCAGTGTGCGCCATCACCATTCAAGATTCAGAACTTGAAAGAAATGGTGTAGAATCCGTGGAAAGCGTAGAATGCTCAATCAAATTTGAATCCCCTGACACGTTCGCAACGCTCTGGAACACAGACAACTTGAAATTCTAATCCATAACACAAAAAGCCAGTGGCTAGATGTTCTCTAACCACTGGCTTTTCTTATTGGCTGTTATACGCTTCTACGGATGCTTGCATAGAGTAGACGGAACGTCTCACGGCCTTTCGGCGTTACTCTGGTCTGTACGCCACCGTGCTTGTTCTTCTGGTTGCAGTATTCCTTTACCGCAAACAGACCGTCACCCTTGCCCGCTTTTGGCAGGATGCCCTTGCTTTTGTCACGGTAGATGTAACCGTCAGAAATAAGCATCTTGATGAACAAGCGTTCAGGAATGCGCAGTTCCTTTGCGGTAGAGCGGAAGTTGGTAGACACGTTCCACGCCACGAGGTCGTCGAAGTAGTCTGCTTTAGGCTGCATCTCTTCGTTCTTCTCGCAGAGCTGCTTGTTCTGCATCTGTAATGCTGCACTCTTTTCCTTTTCGGCCTTCATGTTCTGAATCAGCCCGATCACGAAGTCCGGGTTGGCAATAGCCGTCTCTAACAGGTTGTCGGTCATGTACATCCCATGCTTGCGGATGGACGGTAGAACTTCGTGAGTGACCCAGTGCTTGAACCGCTGTGCGCTTTCCAGCTTGCTGCTGAAAATCAAACTGTATAAGCCGGATTCGTTAATAATGATAATAGGCTGCTTACCACCGGGGGTGTCCATTTCGTTCACCCCTCTGTCCTGTTCATCAACGTGGTCACGGATGGCTTTCTGCGGGTTATTGTAGCCTAAAGCCACCGCAATGTCCTTGCCAACAAACCAAGGGTCATCGTCAATGAGCATGACGCGGATTTCACCAAACTCGGCGTTGTTGAAGATTTTGATGTTCTCAGACAAAGAAAGTTGCATTAAAAAGCTCCTTTTCACTTGTGAGAGAAGCGATTTTCTGCTATAATAACGGCGAGAGAATGCTTCTCTCAGGGTTTACATGATACGTTCGCTTCTGTCGCCAAACTTCAGCGGACGTATCATTTTTCGTTTTCATCGGGCTCCGGGATTGGATGCAGCGTAAAGAACGCATCTCGAAGCGCAAAGGACAACGATACGCGCTTCTTGATGCAGTACGCTTGCAAATGCTCAAACTGCTTGTCAGTCATGCTGATCGTCAGCGTTCGCTTGAACCGCTCGGCGTAAGGGCTACTCATGTTTATTCACCTCCTTTCATTTGCTGGTGATGTTAGTATAACCTTATTTTGTGTTAAGTCAAGAAAAGAAGTGCTACATATAGCACTCGATAGCGTTGACGTCAAAATTTGTAGACTTGCACAAAACTCAGCCCTTATTTTTGGCTGCTCCGGCTTCGTACCCTGCCCGGTAGTTCAGTTCGGACAGCTTGCCCAGCGCTTCTGCGTAATCCCTGTCCTCGCTGGTCGGCTCTTTGCCGTGTGCGAGGGTTTTCAGAAATTCTTCGGTTGTCGTGGGAAAGTTCATGTTTTTTGCTCCTTTCTATTGCAGAAGCGGTCTGCTTCTGCTATAATAATTGACAGAAACCGAGACTGCGCCCTTGGTTGCGCAGCTTCTGTTTTGTGGTGGAATAGGTCGTCAGTGCTACTTTGGTCGGTATACTGACGGCCTATTTTTTATGCCACAAAGGATAAATCTACCGTTGTTGGCTGATTCATCGTGTGTTCTGCTGTCTTAAATTATAGACGCTTGGTATATAGTTGTCAACAACCCAATTTGTATAATTTGCATCAGATATTTCTGATTTTTACTCATTCTAACGTAAATTTACGTTATTTGATAGTACTTTCGTAAACGGATTAGTTTACCCTAGTTATAGTAACTTGAAAATTATTTTTCGATAATTCGTAAGGCTACTATTCAAGTATACAGTTTGTAAAGCAACGAAAAAGTTTACAGCCCTTTGACCACCCTATTGATAGTAAAAAGCTAAAAATACGCAAACTTTCTCTTGACGATTAAACGTACATGGTGTATAATAGGGTCAAGAAAGAGAGCTGGTAAAAATGAAGAATGTGGCTGCGTATGTCAGAGTTTCCACGGATGGGCAATGTGGCGAAGATAAATTCGGAATGGAAGCCCAGAAAGAGCAAATCGAAGAATACTGCCGCAAGAATGATATGAATATCATCAAGTGGTTTACTGATGCTGGCGAATCTGGCGCAAAGGAAAGGCCTGGATTTGACAGTATTGTGTATGGCGATGTTTCTAATCCTCCATATGAAGCTGTTGTTGTTGCAAAAAGTGATCGAGTTGCAAGAGACATCAACGTTTATTATTATTACAAGATGCTTCTGCTCAAAAAAGAGATTTCTCTTATTAGCGTTGCGGAAGATTTTGGGAAAATGGGAGTTTTTTCTACAATGCTTGAAGCTTTTACCCTTTGCTGCGCTCAAATGGAGCGTGAGAACATCACGAAAAGGACTTCTAGCGGCAGAACCATTAAGGCTGCAAGTGGCGGCTATAGCGGCGGCAAGGCTCCTATGGGGTACGAGGTTAAGGATGGTGAACTTTCGATCAAAGAAGATGAAGCGATAATTGTTCGTCGTGCTTTTGAATTGCGTGATGCTGGCAATACAATTCGTGGCGTAGCGGACAAATTGAATGAAGAAGGTTACTGCGGCAGAAATGGAAAGCCGTTTACATCTAGCACAATTCAATCCATTCTTGGAAACAGAAAGACCTATGAGGGCTATTACCGTTACGGTAAAAGTGATGAATGGGTAAAAGGAAAGCAGGAACCTATTTTGTAAAAATTGCGATTGCAGTTTTTAATAGAAAAGGCGGCAGTCCCACCACAGAACTACCGCCAAAGTGACCACCACTAATCCATCAACAGAAAGAAATGGTAGTATAAGTATTATACCATTTCTTTTGGGAGTCCGCAATAACAAAGGAGAAAATATGGACTTTGAAAAGCAAATGGAAAAGTTGTCAGAAGATGAAAAACATTATTGCGTGTATATCTGGTTTTTCATTGAACACAAAGAACTCACGCCATTTTATGTTGGCATGGGCAGAAAAGGAAGATACAAAGACATTAAAAAGAGGAGCGAGACATTCAAACAGTTTTTGGACAAGTATGAATGCGCCACTCTGAAAATTTCTGATGAATTGCCTAGAGATGTTGCAAGAGCAATGGAGATTTCGACAAAATATAAACTGAATGAAAAGGGCTATCCGGTTATTGACGCAGAAGAAGATAAAACCGAATATAAGAGAAGACTTCTTGATGGAATCGCAAAGGCGAAAGCCGCCGGAAAATATAAGGGTAGAAAGCCTACCGCTTATAATGTTTCCTTGTATAAGGAGCTTTACGAAAAGGTTTCGCAAGATCTGCTGACCGTCACCGATGCCGCCAAGCAGCTTGGTGTGACCCGCCAGACATGGTATCGGATTGCTGAACAGAACAGGTGAAAGGAGTAAAACATGAAAGCTATTTTACAAGGTCTCGAAAACAAGAAATGGGATTTTAGCAAGCATGAAGAAGCCGCAATTTCTTGGCTGCTGCAACATGGATTTGAAGTCAAATTAGAGAAACAGCATATATCAAAGGATTTTTATAGCGTTTCAAAAGACGGTGTTTCGGACGAATTTATTTTTCCAAACAACCAAAAGAAAATGAATGTCCTGTCGTTTATGGAGCAATACAGCAAAAACTTTGAACTCAAAAAAGAACTTGTCAAAATGAGAGCCGATGCTGCAGGGGCTGGTCTGATCTGACATCATTGAACACACATACGGTCGCAGATTCCCCGAAATGGATGAATTGGTATCGAAAGAGCCTGATTTATTCAAAGACCAAGACTGGGGAACGCAGATTGTGGTCTATGATGGCGAAATGCGAGCATGGGATGCTATCTGCGGATATGGTTCATATGGCTATGAACAAGGCTTGATTGAAGTGATGGGCTCTGTAACGGACAAAGATGTGGAAGGGTTCCTTACAGTAGATGAAGTCATTAAAAGGCTGAAAATCAGTTGACATTGTTTGCAACCTAGAATAAAACCGAATATTTAATTTTTGTGCAGTTGTAGGCACTCTTTACATTTTCAGGTAGGGGGTGCCTATTTTTTATGCAGCCAAAACAGTGCATTGCCATTATCGCCAGCATCAAAGCGTATGCAAAGCAGAATCCGACAGAAGCACAGGTCTATGAGGACTGGTTTCAGGCGGTGGTGAACCTGAGAGACGCTTTGTCACAAGACAAGCGGTTCGATGCCTACAAATACTCTGGTGAGCTGCGCTCTGTCTGCGCGGCCATGATGGGGAAGATGAAAACAAGCGAGGACGTGGCGAAGGTTTATGACATTATCAGCCGGACGTACCTGTTTGAAGCGAAGGATGTATTCGACAGCTATTGCATCTACCTTGAATGGAATCGTGCGCCAGAGAAGAAGTTCTATCAACCCAGACGCAGAGTGCTGAAAGTGCTAGCAGACGACCTAGAGGACTTGTTTTATAAGCGGATAGATTTCTTGGGGGTCAGTCTTCCGGCTCGCGTAGGCAAGGCTTTGAGTGATGATACGCCGATTTTAACAAGAAGTGGGTGGAAGAATCACGGCGATTTGCAAGTTGGCGATGAAGTTATCAGTCCGAAAGGCCAGTTTGTAAAGGTGCTGGCTGTATCTCCTAAGTGCCAGCTTGATGTGCGATGCCATTTCTCTGACGGCACATACATTGACTGCCACGAAAACCACGAGTGGCCGGTCTTTAACCGCCATAAGAACGGATTTGATGTGGTCGAAACCAAGCGGATGATGGAGGATTATGTTACCGATACAAAAGATGGCATAAGATTCTGTTATCAGGTTCCGTTCAAAAATTTTGTTGAGGGAGAATATAAGAAACTGCCTGTTGAGCCGTACACATTGGGCGCATGGCTTGGCGATGGCCGCAACCAACACCCGGATATTTGCGAGCCGCCTTGTGATCGGGTAATTGTTGAGCGCGTCATTAACGATGGATACCCGGTTAGTTGGCATACGGTTCACAAGGACACTGGTGTTGAATACTACGGATTCTCTGGTTTGCGACAAGCACTTCAAAAAGGCGATATGTGCCATAGTCACCGCCGCTGCGTGAAGCACATCCCAGAAGAATACTTCACAGCCAGCATTGCACAGCGTATGGAATTGCTTGCCGGTCTGCTCGATACAGACGGTACGTTACGGGCAAAAGAGCATCGGTACGCTTTTTCTACCACAGAGCCGCAAATGAGAGATGATTTTGTCACGCTGGTTTCTACTTTTGGATGGAGATGCAGCGTGGTTGAATATCCACCTCGTGTATCGTCTAGTGGCATTAAAGGCAATCTGACAGTCTATTCCATCTCTTTTAATCCTACCTGCCCCATTCCTTGCGTTGTTCCTCGCAAGCAGTTAAAGGAGTTTTCCAAACCTCGCCGTGTGGCGTTTTGCGGGTTTGAGCGCATCGAGCCGAAGCAAGGCAACTGCATTCAGGTTGAGGGCGGCGTGTATTGCGCTGGCAAACGGCTAATCCCTACCCATAACAGTACGCTGTGCATTTTCTTCATCACATGGCTTATGGGCAACCGCCCGGACGTTGCATCGGTCATGAGCGGACATTCCGACAAGCTGACGAATGGATTCTATGGCGAAGTGCTGTCTATCATCACTGACCCTGTGACCTACAATTGGGGCAAAATCTTCCCTGACGTTCAGCTTGTGGACAAGAGCGCAAAGGACGAAAGCGTTGACCTGAACCGAAAGAAGCGTTTTCCCACCCTGACTTGTCGCTCTATTGGCGGCACGCTGACTGGCGCAGTTGAAATCGGCGAGGGCGGCGTTCTGTACAGCGATGACTTGATCGAGGACTTGGAGGAAAGCTTGAATGTTGAGCGCCTGAACAACAAGTACGATGCCTACTTAAACCAGTTGAAAGACCGTAAAAAGCAGGGCGCATTGGAATTGATGGTCGGTACACGCTGGAACGTGCTTGACCCTCTGGGGCGCATCCAAAGCCAGTATGCAGACAACCCAAAGTATAGATTTCGGGTGATTCCCGCTGTGGACGAGAACGGACACAGCAATTTCAATTATGACTACGGCGTGGGATTTGACGATGCCTACTATGCCGACATGAAAGCCAGTATTGACGATGCAACATGGTGGGCAAAGTACATGGGCAAGCCTTATGTGCGTGAAGGTCTGCTGTTTCCTGCTGATGAGCTGCGGTATTTTAACGGTGTTCTGCCTGATGGTGAGCCCGATCGGAAGCTCATGGTCATGGATATTGCATGGGGTGGCGGTGACTTCACCGCCTGTCCTATCGCTTATGTGTACGGCGATGCCGTGTTTATTCCAGACCTTGTGTTCAATAATGGCGATAAGACCGTGACCAGACCGGAAGTCGTGGGCAAAATCATCCAGCACAAAATCAACGTGGTACGCGGCGAAGCCAACAACGGCGGTGATGAATACTGTGATGTGGTAGACAGCCAGCTCCGGCAGCAGGGATACCACTGTTCTGTCCGTAGTCAGCGCGCGCCCAGCGGTCAAAGCAAGCTATCCAGAATCATCCAGTATGCGCCGGACATCAAACGGTTCTATTTCCTTGACGAGAAGCACCAGTCGAAAGAGTACAAGGCATTCATGGAACAGGTGACGATGTTCACGCAGCTTGGCAAAGTTCCGCACGATGATGCCCCGGATAGTCTGGCGCAGCTTGCCGATGAACTTTACAATGGAATCAGTAAAATTGAGCCTGTCAAGAGGCCTTTTTGAGAAAAGTGTCATATATAGCAGTGCTTGGAAACAAAAATTTGATTTTGGGTTGCATTTTGGCTTAAAATATAAACAGGAAGATTTGCAACTTCCTCTAATGTATTGCATTGACGTGGTTTTAGTCATTTTTACTCGTCAGTTTGTTGCATTACACTCCTTTCTCATTTACCCGCGACAGCTGCCTTTCTCTGTCGCGGGGATTATATGTTGCGTTTTCGAGTGGACGAAACGTTGTTTGTACTCCCCCAACTGACACGAAGCGGTTCAAACCCGCTACGCAGCACAACGATTCTCTTGCTTTGCGTGGACATATTCTCCTGATAATACCTCTGCCGTTATTCCTGGCTCTCGATGCAATGCTTTTAAGATTTTTCACATTGCAAAGAGCAACGGCTTGCTAAGCCAGGCTTTTATGTTGCATTAGCTCAGTATGGCTAGAGCATCCGGCTCATAACCGGACCTACATTGGTTCAAATCCATTATGCAGCACCAAAATTGCAGCTTCCCGTTTTACGTCTGTCCGACAGCAGAATGAAACGGCTGCAATGGTTTTCTTCGGGCGAAGAATAGCACGGCTGGAAGTGCGAATAGTTTCCCAGTAGCTTCTGACAGGTCTGTGCTCAACAGCCTGTTTCCAGAAATCCAACGAAAGGAGCGCTCATGCTAGTTAGAATCTGTTGTCCTTGTATCCGGCAGAACCCCATCTATAAGAACGTCCGCTGCAACCGCTATCTTGGCGAAGTGGACGGACGATACCATTTCAAGTGTGACAGATGCAAGGGCGTTATCGAAGGAGACACAAGGGAAGGATGGGTGAAAATCATCCATCCACCCGAAAAGTAAATAGCTTTTGAAGCGCAGTTTTGGCGCAGTGAGATAGACCTTAACAGGTTTTTCTTGCTGCGCTTTTTTATTTTGCCAGGAAGGAGAAACACATGGCTGAGTATCAGATGGTTGTTGGCGGCTTTTTGAATGAGCCGCTGACCGGGCGCAGACCGATTGAAACGCCGGAGACGGAAATCAATCGGGCAAACGTGCTGAAAGTGGTCACGGGCAAGGCAGATCCTATTCATCTGCTGAACAAGAACGAGATCCGCTTTCTGCACAACTACTACTTGGGTAGCCAGCCTGTCCTCGAACGCACGAAGGAATACCACGCTGAAATCACCAACCGCATTGTAGAGAACCATGCCAATGAATGCGTGGGCTTCTACACAGGTTACATGAGTGGCACTCCTTGCTCTTATGTGCGGTCTGAAACGGCAACTGGTGACGGTGAGGAAATCGCTCGCCTGTCCAACGCCTTGCAGTATGAGGGAAAGGATGCGCTTGATCGGCGGCTCTGGCAGTGGATGTTGGAGTGCGGGCAGGGATACCGCATCGTTCTTCCTGACAAGGGGTATGGTGGCAACTACCCGGACGAAACGCCCCTGCTGGTGGACGTTCCAGACCCGGACATGGCGTATGTGATTTACAACTCCGGCATCGGTCACAAGCCGATTGCCAACGTGCTGCACATTCCACGCAATTATCAGAACGACTTGAACGACCTGATTTGCGTGTACACGCCAAACCAGTACTTTGAAATCGACAACGGCAAGGTCACAAAGTCTGAGAATCACTCTCTGGGAATGTTGCCTATGGTCGAATATAAGCTCAACCCGGAGCGTATGGGTCTGTTTGAACCCGCTATCCCTGTGTTGGATGCCATCAACGACCTTGAAAGCAACCGGCTGGACGGTGTGGCGCAGTTCATCCAGTCCATCATGGTGTTTACCAATTGCCTTGTGGACAAGGGTGCTCTTGACAAAGTAAAAGAGCTTGGCGCAATGTGCCTGAAATCCACTTCTGGTCTGCCTGCTTCCGTTTCGCAGATTGCGAATGAGCTTGACCAGCAGCAGAGTCAAACCCTGCTTGACTCCATGTTGAACGTGTACCGCAGTCTGACTGCCATGCCAAGTGCCACTGGCAGCGAGAATGCAACGTCCGACAACGTGGGTGCAGTTATCGTCCGCAACGGCTGGAATCACACAGAAGCAAGGGCACAGCAGTACGAGAATATGTTCAAGTACGCTGAACGCCAAAGCCTGTCTGTGATGCTGAAAATCCTGCGTGATACGGCTGGTTCTAAGTTGATGGCAAGTGACATCAACATCAAACTGCCGCGCCGTCAGTACGATAACCAGCAGAGCAAGGTTCAGATTTTTGCACAGATGCTCAGCCAAAGCATTGACCCGCAGTTGGCGTTCACAACGCCTGGTCTGTTCCCCGACCCGCAGGCTGCTTACGAAATGAGTAAGCCCTTCCTGATTGCCGCTGGCAAGCTGGGCGAGGATGGAAAAGCGCCGAAGCCGCAGGAACAGCCTGTAGACCATATTGTTGACGCTAACAAAATGATGAACGAACAGGCCGACGAAAAGAACGGAGGGGAAAAATGAATTTTGCAAGTGCTTTGTTTTCTCTTAAACGAGGTCGTAAAATCAAGCGTCATCATTGGACTGGTTATTGGTGCTTGGGGACTAAAGACTCTAAAAAGCCTTATGTCGAAATGCACTGTTACGATGGCAAGATTGTAAATCTTGTTGATTCAGAAGATATTTTGTACACCATGGAAAATATGGCATGTGACGATTGGGAAATCGTTGATGAATGGAAGTAAAGGTTTTCGCCTTTGCATATTCCGGCAGGGAAGCCGGGATACAAATTTCGCAGCGTTGCAGGGAAGCAACGGTAAAAAAACGCAGGAGGAAATTAACGATATGAAACTCAATGTGTTGCTTGGTGATGCCTACAAAGAGGGCATGACCGCCGATGAAATCATTTCTGCGCTGGAAAAGGTTGCAGACCCTAACGCAGAGGTCGAGAGGCTGCGCAACGCCGTGACGAAAGCCAACGGCGAAGCAGCCGAGTACAAGAAGCAGCTCAAAGCAAAGCGTACCGATGACGAGAATGCCGCACAGGAACAGGCTGACAAGCTTGCAGAGATGCAGAAGCAGATTGAAGCCCTGACTGCCGACAAGGAGAACCTCGTCAAGGAAAAGACCCTTGCATCCTACCGTGAGAAGTTCGTTGCGCAGGGTTATGACGCTGAACTGGCTGGCAAGGCTGCATCTGCACTGGCTGACGGCGACATGGACAAGGTGTTTAAGTTCCAGTCGGAGTTTATGACCGCCCATGACACCGCATACAAGGCTTCCCTGCTGAAGGATATGCCCACGCCTCCGGGTGCGGATGGCAAGGGTAGCTCTGACAGCGAAGGTGTGGCGTTTGCCAAGAGCCTTGCAGAAAGAAAGAATGCCGAAAATAAGGCATCGAGTGACGCAATGAACGCTTTCCATTAAGGAGGAAAACATGAAGTATACCACTACTCCGGTATCGGCTCCTGAAAGCACTATTCTGGCTGCTGATACCTACGTTGCCATTCCCTTTACTGTGACCGAAACCGATGTTGTAAAGGCTGGCTATCCCATGGCAAAGACTGGCAAGAAGGCTTCTGCCACTACCGGGGTTTCCGATGCAGCAGTCACCGATGCCATTGGCATTCTGCTGCACACTGTTGACCCTTCCGTCAACCCAAATGGCGCACTGCTGATTCAGGGCGTTGTTGACCAGAAAAAGGCAAAGGCGAGTTCTGGCTTTTCCTTTACTGCTGATGACGTTGCCGCTCTGCATAAGGCTGTTCCCGCAGTCTTTTTCCGTGACAACATCGGCACTAATGCTTAACGGAGGTAAAAAACATGGATTTTCAGAAATATTTCACTTCCGATGCACTTGCTGAGTATTGGACGAACGATATTACCAACGCGCAAGCATTCGGCTCTGATGCCCTGTTTCCTCCGCGCAAGAAAGCTGGTCTGGAGCTGAAGTGGATTCGCGGTCATAAGGGCGTTGGCATCTCCCTGATGCCGAGTGCATTTGACACGAAGGCGACCTTCCGCGAGCGCAAGGGCTTTAAGGTGTCTGAAACCGAGATGCCGTTCTTCCGTGAGGGTTTCCACATTGACGAGAAAGACCGCCAGATGCTGATGGAGATTCAGAACAGCAAGAGCACTTTTGCGGAGGAAATCATCAGCCGAATTTTCGATGATGCCGCAGAGCTGATTACTGGTGCTCGAATTGTTCCTGAACGTATGGCATGGCAACTGCTTTGCCCGGAGAACGGCAAGCCCGGCATTACCATCAAAGCGAACGGCGTGAACTACATCTACGATTACGACCCGGATGGTACTTGGCAGGCAAAGAATTACAAGGCTCTTACCGGCAAGGCGAAGTGGGACGTTACCACTTCGACTCCCCTTACCGATTTTACCACTGCGAAGGATGCAATCGCTGCAAATGTTGGCGAAACCATCACTCGCGCCTACATGAACACCAACACTCTGAATAAGATGATTGCTTCTGACGAGGTGAAAAACCGTTTCATGACGGTTACGGCAAAGTCTATTGCTGTTCTTACGCAGAGCGAAGCACGAGCTCTGGTTGAGCAGACTACCGACATCAAGATTCATCTGTTTGACAAGATGTACCAGCCGGAAGGCGGTGGCAATTCCGTCAAGTACATCCCGGATGGCTATGTTGTTCTGGTTCCTGACGGTAAGGTCGGCGAGATGTGGTATGGCACTACTCCCGAAGAGGCAGACCTCCGTGCGGGCATGACAAATGCTTCTGTTTCTATCGTAAACAACGGCGTTGCAGTCACCACTATCAAGGAACCTCACCCCGTCAACACAAACATCATTGCATCCGAAATTGTCCTACCTTCTTTCCAGAAGATGGACGCTGTGTACTGCATCAAGGCTTACTGACCAACAAAGGCGAAAGAAGGAAAGCAGCATGGGAGACCAGTATTCTGAAGCGGCAGTCAAGCTTGGGCAGTACATCGCCCCTGCACTTGACCGTGAAATCACGGACGAGGACTACCCGCTCTTCGACCTGCTGCTTGATTTTGCCAAAGACAAGATATTTGCACAGGGCTACCCATTCGGCAACAGACCGGACGAGCTGCCCTTGCAGTATCAGTCGTTGCAGATACGCATTGCAGCGGAACTGTACAACCACATCGGCGCAAACGGACAGACGAGCTACACCAACAACGGCATCACTCGTGTTTGGGAAAGTTCCGATGTGGCGCAGTCCCTGCTTAACGAAGTGGTTCCGAGAGTAGGTGTTATCGGCTGATGTTCAATGGAAGCCCGCTGGACAAGCGCCCGCTGTGGTATTCAAACCCCATCGGCAAGAAAAAACCTGTTGTGGACGAGTGGGGCAACGAAACCGGCGAGACATCGCAGACGTGGAGCGCACCCGCAAAGCTGATGCTGAACGTCAGCCCACCTACTGGTGCTGCGGAAGCAAGTCCTTTTGGTGCGTTCACGGATTACAGCTACGTTGTCAGTTCGTCCAGCAAAAAGCATAACACTCCACTTTATGAGGGCACGCACGTCTGGTTTCAGACGGACGTTTCAAAGCCATTCAATTACATTGTGGTCAAAGTCGCAGAGCATATCACGGACACGCTGTATGCGCTGAAAGAGGTGGCTGCAAGTGAAAATTAAAGTGAGGTTGAGCGATGCCGGACTTCGTGATGCGGAACGTCAGATACAGGAGTACAAGACCACCCTGAATCAAAAGGCGCAGGAGTTTGCGCGGGCGTTGGCTCAAAAAGGCATTGACGTTGCAACAGTGAAGTTTGCTAACGCACAGTACGCTGGCGACAATGATGTTACGGTTGAGCACGACCCTGTACAGACACCTAATGGCTTTGCGATTGTAGCTCACGGGAAAGCGGTTGCGTTCATTGAGTTCGGCACTGGCGTTTCTCATTCCGCTTATGGCGGCGAACTCCCTGATGGTGTTGGCGAACACGGAACATACGGCAAAGGGAACGGACAGCACAAGCGTTGGTACTACTACGGCGAATCCGGCAATGCTGGAACGCCTGTCAAACAGGTGGATGGTAAAGGCCAGTTGAATTACACCGATGGCAATGAGCCAGCTATGGCTATGTGGGGGGCTGTTGAGGAAATGGCTTCTCAGGTCGAAGCAACGTGGAGGGAGGTCTGGAATAGTTGATTGATTATTTCAATTCCATCTTCACGGCTGTTGCCACGGAACTGCGAAAGCAAGTCCCCGGCATCTTCGTCACTGGCGAAATCAATGACAGTAACGTCAAGAAGTTTCCGTGTGTGCAGATAGAGGAAAATAGCAATCTCCCGGTTCATCGGGATTCTGCAAACCGAAGCAAGTATGCTGCCGTTTCCCTGCGTGTGCGTGTCTATTCCAATAAAACCAGCGGACGCATTGCAGAAGCCCGCTTCATTGTGGACATCGTGGATTCTGTATTGGAACCGCTCAATTTTTATCGAAAATCGTTTGCCCCGTTGAATGGGCTGTACAACAATTCCGTCTATCGGATTGATTGCAGCTATGGGGCAACAATCGGAGAGGACGGAATGATTTACCGAAACTAAGGAGGTAAACATTCTATGAGTACTGCTATCTCCGGTCTGAATACCACCTTGTATTGTGGCGACAGCGCAACCGCCCTGACGAAGCTGTGCGACATCAAGGATGTGCCCGACCTGATCTCCGAGCCGAACCTTCTGGATGCCACCACTCTGTCTGACCCCATGCAGGTCAACATTTTTGGCATCATCCAGAGCGACACCAAGTCCTTTACTGCCAACTACAACAAGACTGACTATAAGAAGGTCAAGGAAGCTGGCTACGATGAGACTTCCGAAAGCAATGCCGTCAAGTACTACGCACTGAAAATGCAGGACGGCTCCGGCTTTTCTTGGCAGGGTATGCACCAGGTTGGTTTGTCTGGCTTTGGCGTTGACGAGGTCGTGGAAATGACCATCAATTGTATCTTCACCAAGAAGCCTGAGTTCAGCGAAACTCTGACTATCACTGGCGGCTAAACCAAAAAAACAAATCAATCAAACCGGGCAGAACTGAACATCGGATTTGGTTCTGCCCCTATTTATAAAGGAGAGCATTTATTATGGCTGCAAAAGTTATCAATTTTCATTCCCCCGATGGCAAGAACACTTACGAGCTGACTTTCACCCGTGACAGCGTGGAAGCTACCGAACGTGCAGGCTTTCAGATTGGCCAGTACACCCAGATGACTAATCTGCTGTCCAACTCCCGCGCCCTGTTCTACGGCGCGTTTATCGCCCGGAATCGTGGCATCAAGCGTAAAGTCGTGGACGAAATGTTTGCCCACATCGACGAGAAGGAAGAGCTGATGGCTGCGCTGCTTGAGATGTTCATGGACGCTTCCAAGTCTCTGCTGGCAACTGATACTGAGGACAAGACCGCAAAAAACGCAACGTGGGAGATTGTGTAACCGCACAATCTCAGAAACCAGACGGAGAGGGAGAGCCGTTCTCCTTCTCCAAGCTGTTCCACGATGTAGAAGCCTATTACATCTCCATCGGTATGACCTACGAGCAGTTCTGGCACGGCGATGTCTGGCTGGCTAAGGTATACCGTGACGCAGAGGAGCTGCGAGAACGCAGAGCCAATGCAGAAGCATGGAGAAACGGTTTTTACATGGCATCCGCGCTTTCCTCTACGGTTGGCAATATGTTCCGAAAGAAAGGGTCTAGGCCCATCAAGTACATGGATAGACCGATTCCCCTTACGCAAAAGGAGAAGGAAGAGTATGAATACCAACGTGCTGCGGAAGCACAGGAGCGAATCAAGAGAATGATGTTCTCTATGATGGAAAGTGATGGTGGTAGTGATGGCTGATGTTGATATTACAAGCTTATCCGTAGAAATCTCTGCGGAATCGCAGGGCGCAGAGCTTAATATCGACAAGCTCGCTACTGCCATTTCTAATTTGCGGACAAAGGGCAACGTGACAAAGGTTGTGAACAGCCTTGATAAGCTGTCCGCTTCCATTTCTGCGCTGAAACAGGCGTCTGCTGGAATGTCCGGGCTGGATAAAATCAATAACTTCTTGAACGGGCTTTCCAATGTCAACACGACCGCAAGCGCAAAGAGCATTAACACGGTTGTGAATGCAATCAAGAAGATTCCTGCGGCAGTCTCCAGCTTGAACGGTGTGGACTTCTACTCCATGTCTGGAAGCATTACTCAGCTTACTAACGCTTTGGCTCCGCTGTCCATTCTGGACGCATCGAACCTTAAAGCTCTTGGCAGTGCTTTCAACGCGATCGGAAAGGTTCCTGACCTAACCGACAAGCTGAAAGCGACAGACCTTGATTCTTTTGCAAGCTCCTGCCAGAAGATTTCTACTGCCCTTACTCCACTTGCATCTCAGCTTGACAAGGTGGGCAACGCTTTTGCAAAGCTCCCCCCGCAGTTGAGCAAGGTGGTTACACAAGCTAACCGCGTGACCGCTGCCAACGAAAAGCAGCGCAAGAGCTATCTCAGCCTGTCCAATCAGATGAACGGCTTTATGCGGAACATGGCAAAGCTGGTTTCGCTGAAAGCTATTGCTGAGTATCTCGGCAACGCTGTTGCAAAGTTCAACGACTTCTATGAAGCAACAGACCTGTTTCATAATGCTATGGGCAATTTGAGCGGTGAAGCAGATACACTCATTAGCAAGATGCAAGGTCTGCTTGGTGTCGACCCGACCAAAGCGATGACCTACATGGCTACCATCCAGAGCCTGGGTACTTCGTTCGGCCTGACTAGCGACAAAGCATACGTTCTGTCTAAGAACCTGACTCAGCTTGCCTATGACGAAGGCTCCTATTGGAACAAGGACGTTGCAGAAACCTTTACCGCAATGTCCTCCGCAATCTCTGGTGAGATTGAGCCTATTCGCCGTCTTGGTGTTGACCTGTCTCAGGCGCGGTTACAGCAAGAGCTTCTGGCTTTGGGCTTTAACAAACAGGTTTCTAGTCTGTCTCAGGCGGATAAGGCAGTTCTGCGTTACATTGCCATTATGAAGCAGACTGCCAACGTGCAGGGTAATCTTGCGCAGACCATTCAAAGCCCCGCCAACCAGATTAAGATTCTGAAAGCTCAGCTTGATATGCTGGCGAAGTCTGTTGGCTCTCTGCTTTACCCCGCCCTGAAATCCATTCTTCCCCCGCTGATTGCCGCCGTGCAGCTTATCCGAGAGTTCGTTGAGTGGGTGGCAAAGCTGATGGGTGTGAAGGTCGTTTTCACCGATTTCACCAAGAGCGCTGACAGCGTTGGCGGCATCGGTGATGCAATGGACGAAACAACCGATTCGACAAAGAAGGCCGCCAAAGCTCTCAAGGACTACACGATGGGCTTTGATGAATTGAACATCATTGACCCCACACAGGGAAGTTCCGGCTCTGGCGGCGGTGCATCTGCTGGCAATATCTTGGGTGACGTAGACCTGTCCGGCTACGATATGTTCAAGAATTATGTTGGTACATCTATTGATGAGATGAAGGAGAGAATCAGAGGTTTGCTTCCTTTGATTGAATCTATTGCGGCGGCATTTGCTCTTTGGGAACTTGGAAAGTTCATTAAACAAATCGGAGAAGTCATTAAAGGCATGAACGGCATTCAAAAAGCCGCTGCCATGATTGCCATCTTTGTTGTGGAATGGACACTTGTTCAGAAATTTTCTGATAGCTTCCTGAAAACCGGAGATGTTAAAGCTTTTTTTGCAGAATGGCTTGCTACTGCCGCAACAGCTATTGGCGGTTACGCTTTGTTTGGATCCGAAGGAGCGTCTCTTGCTCTTATCGTAAGCGCCGTTGTACAGCTTGAATCCATTAAAACCAATTTGTCTCAAGTCACTGTCAAGGCTACCGATGCATCCGTTTGGATTCAAGGTATTAGCGCTGCTGTAACAACCGGAATTGCTGGCGCAGTGTTTACTAAAACTGTTACAGGATTTTCACTTGGCCTTTCTGTTGGCGCTGTTCTTGCTTTGTCTGCCATTACTTATGGCGGCACAAAAGGCGGCTCTATCAAGCCCGGTGATTCCATTGATATGTTACTGACCGCTTTGACGGCGGCTGCTGGCGGTCTTGCTGGTGTCACACTTTCTTTGGCTGCTGGTGCATCCGCACCGATTGCCGGTGCGGCGCTTATTCTCGGTGTTGGCGTTGGCATTGTTCTGGAACAGCTTGGTATTACCTTTGGCGAAAAAGACCGAATCAAAGATGTTGAAGATTATATCAAGCGTTACGAAGATGCGGGCTATACAACCCTTGCGATTCACTATCGCTTGAAAAATCTTGGCTTCTCTGATAACGAAATCAATATGGCCGAACAGGGTATTGATTCTACGTTTGAAATTTTCCGATACACATTCAATGAAAAACTTGAAGCGCTCAACGAGTGGTGGAACCAGAAGTGGGAAGGTTTCAAGGAAAACATCGGCAAGTCTTGGGACAGTCTCAAGGACTTCGCAGCGGGCTATTGGGAAAACACCTCCTTGATTCATGGTCTTATTGAGCAAACCAAGAAAAACATCGCCGATTTGAAAGAAACACTCGGCACTATTCGAGAAGCGTTTGACCAGAAAGTTAAAGACATTGAGGAAAGCGCTGCAAATGCAGGAAGAGCTGCTGCGGAATGGGTAAATAGTGTTCTCAGCAAGTTTAGAGAAAAACGTGACGAGTTCTTTAATGCTGGCAAAAACCTGATTCAAGGTTTTATCGACGGCATCAAAAATTTGAAAGAACAAGCCATTAGTAGCGTTACCGGTATTGCCACTTCTGCTGTTGATAAGTTCAAATCTCTTCTCGGCATCCACTCCCCTTCTACTGTGTTTGCGGAGATTGGCGATTTTTTGATGCAGGGTCTAGTACAAGGCGTTGAGAACGCGAAAGATTATGTGAATACCGCGTTCAATGTGATGGGCGCACAGGCCGTCAATGCTGCTGCAACTGGATTGGGTCTCAACACCGGCGCATTCAATGCGATGGGGCAGGCTGCCGCCGTACAAACTGCGGAAGGCATGAACACGCAAGTTCCATCTACAGCCTCTCTATTTGGCTCTGCTGCTACCTACTTTGGGACAACCTTCTGGGCAAACCTTGATTCCGAGTGGAACAACGTAAACAAAGCAATTCAAACGGACACGATTGGCAGCATCCAAACTTTATTCACCGCAATTAAAGACGGCAATCTTGAGAAAATTGCAACATGGTCTGCTGCATATTTCTATCACAATCTGAACGATGAGCAAAGAAAGCAGATTCAAACGTTTGCCTTGACTGCGCTTTCGCAGCTGTCCACGTCTTTGAGCGGAGTTTTTACTAACCTGTCTCAACTTGCTTCTGGGTTCATTGGAATGTTTGTTCCTTCTCTTGCAACTGCAACGACTGCACAAACCGGGCTGAACGTCGCAATGGACGCAAACCCGATTATGCTTGTCATTTCTCTTATCGGAATGTTTGTGGGTGCATTGGTGAACATGGTTAATAAAAACGGCGATGCCGCGAACTCCATGAAGAAAGCATGGAACGGATTTGGAGACTTCGTGTCGCTTGTCTTTGAAGGCGTTCTTCGAGTGCTTGGGTCTACCATTCAAGGCTTTATCAGCGCTATCAATGTTGTTATCGATGCTTATAATAAGCTTGCAAACAGCAAAATCGGAAAAGGTCTTGGAATGAGCTCGATGAGCAGGCTCTCCAATCCGCTATATGACTTTGCTGACAAGATTGCTCAGAAGCGTAGAGATAACCAGGCGGCAAGAAAGCTGGCAGAGGAACAAGAGAAGCTTAAAAACGACGACAACAGGGATTACAACTCCGAATACGAAGAGTTGATGCGCCAGCAACAAGAAACGCTAAATAGCCTAAAGGAAAAGTATAATTTTACGACGCCTAGCTATACACCTTCGAGTTCTAACTATCCTAGTTACAATCCTAGCTATCCTAGCTATACGCCTTCGAACTCTAACTATCCTAGTTATAATCCTAGCTATACGCCCAATTACCCAAACTACAATCCATCTGATTATCCAGGTACGAAAGAGTGGGATAAAAACAACGGCACGTCCTCCGGCTCTTACGGTGGGAGCGCGACCGTAACGGTCGATTTCAACGAAGAGGAAATGCGTGAATCTGTCTACAATGGCACTTACAACGCGTTCCTTGACATCTTCCAGCGGTACGGCGACGAACTGACCGGAGGAAAAGAACTCAAAATTTATCTAGACGGCAGACAGCTTACGGCTTCTGTCGAAAAAAATCAGAACGCTCGTGGAATGTCGCTGATGGGCAACGAAGTCTATAGTTATTAACGGAGGTGACGGCTTATGGCAAGCATTCCTGCTTTGGTTACGGTGAACGGAGCAGAACTTCCGGAGCCGTCCTCTTATAGCGGGACGACAAGCACCATTGTGGATTCCGGACGAAACGTAAAAGGTAAAGTGGTTGGCGCTGTTGTGCGGCATGATGTTGCAAAGGTTGCTCTGAAATGGAACTATTTAACCGCACAGCAGTGGGCAACTATCCTGAGTTTGTTTACTACAAACTTTTACTGCACTGTACGTTTTTATAACCAGACAAAGGCAGGATATGACACCCGACAAATGTACGTTTCCGACCGAACAGCTGGTATGTGGCGCAGGAGCCCGAAGAACGGAAATGTAATGGGTTGGACGGATTGTTCTCTTTCTCTGGTGGAGGTGTAACGCATGGTACAACCTTCTCAGAGATGGCTGGACAAATTCAACGAAACACTGGTTCCGGAGACATTCGTAAAAATCACCTACGCAATTACGGAACCGGGCTTACAGGAAGATGCAATTCCAAGCACGAACGGAGAGGTCTCGTTCAGTGATGTTTCGTCCGTTGTAAAGAACGAAAGCCTTGATTATACAAAGTACGCTACTGGTGAGCTGAATTTTGTTCCGCTTGACGGAACGTTTCAAATCCCGTTTGCGAATGTTCCGGAAAGTACACTTTACACGCTGACAACGCCTGAATATGATGCTTTGACGACATCCGATAACGATGTTCTTCTCTGCAATTTGTTCATTTATCCGGAAGAAGCCGGTTATGTCAGTGAGTTTTGTGTTTCGGACAGCTATCACCCCAAAATCACGCTTTCGTTCAGTAAACTTCACACAGCCAAGATACCGGGCGTGACGATCACATGGTCGCAGACGTGTAATGAGTGGGCAACCAGCTTCAAACTGACAGCCTATTCCGGGAAAGCGGTCGTTTCAACAAAAACGGTTCAGAACAACGATTCCGTTCTGTCTGAAGTAGAGTGGGAAATTTCCGGATACGATTCAGTATCTCTTGAAATCATCTCGTGGTGTATTTCAAACCGGCGCGCTCGTTTGGAAAAAATCCAACTCGGCCAGTTCATTGTGTTCGAGAAGAACGACATTTTCTCGTACACGCATGAGTCTTCCCGCGACCCGATCAGTGGACAGTTACCAAACGACAGCATTACGTTTACAGTCGATAACAGCCAGCAGAAGTGGAACCCCATCAACCCAGAAGGGCTTTACCGGTATCTGTATGAACGCCAACAGATTTCTGTTCAGTACGGAATGGATGTTGACGGCACAACCGAATGGATTGACGGTGGAAAGTTCTTCTTGTCGGAATGGAGCGTTCCCGCAAACAGCATCGAAGCAAGCTTTACAGCGCGTGACGCGTTTGCATATCTCATGGTTTCCAACTACACAGGCCGTATGTACGGAACACTGTATGAGATGGCATACGATGCGCTGGAACTTCTCAGCGACAGCATTGCAACATTCCGGATTTCGGAAGAACTGAAAAATTACAGTACGGACATCACAAGCCAGAGCAAGGGCGATTACAAGGATTCGGATATTCTTCAGATGGTTGCAAATGCTACTGGCATGGCAATGTATCAGACACGCGAAGGCGTCATCGTGCTTGACCGCATTCCGGATATTTCCACCGCATCTTCAAATCTTGCTGGTGAAATTGGAATCATCAACAATTTCAGCTGGCCTGAAATTGCCTTCTCTTCTCCGCTCAAAAATGTTTCTTGTACGGTAAACGTGAAGTCTGGAAGCAGCTCTGAGAGCAAAGAGCATTCTTATCCAAGCAATCCTTCTGGTGAAGGTGCAACGCAAACGATCAGTAACGAGATGTTATCTGAAAGCATCCTTTCTCAGCCCAAAAATGCGTTGACCGAAGCTTACAAGATTTTGTCCAACCGAAAGAAAGCTTCTCTGAGCTATCGTGCAAGCCCACACTTCGATGCCTTGGACTACGTTCTGATTCATCATCAATTTGGATACTCTTCTGTTCTTCTGACTACTCGGTTCAGCTATGAATACTCTGGCTGTTTCCATGGAACGGTGGAGGGATACCTTTTGGAAGGAGCTGATGTGCGTTGAGTAACTGGATAACCGACCGGACACAATCGGATGTTGACCGTGTGAAGGCTCTTGCTGAAAAAGCAAAAGCCGGAACATGGACGGAAGGGGAACAGCTTGAATGGGCCGCTGGCATGAAAGGCGCACTGAGCTATCTCGACTACAACCGTATCGAAAGCGGCGTTCAGGAAATCGCGGATGTTCTTCACGCAACGGTATCCGTAAAAACCGACTGGGGTGAAAATGGATATCTGACTACTGCGGATGCCGCACGTTGGATTGATAACATCCAAATCCTTCGTGCAAGATGTAACGGTGTTGATTCCAGCCCAAACACGCCCGAAAAGCTGGACTATTTGCATTTTACCGTGATAAATCAGGTGGAACAAATTTTGCTCGATGTCGAAATGCTGGCAAAAGACCGCTTGCTTTATTGCTCAGAGCCGATATGTGGAGGTGAACCCTATTATGCACTTTGTTGACAGGCAAGCAAAGTATCCGAATCGGTGGACAATTATCCATGCAGATAATACGGCCGAAGTCGTGAAGCTCATCCGCAACGATGAGCCAGTCGTTGAAGGGACTCCGATGAACGCCGCCACTCTGAATACTCTGAGTGATGTTGCTGGTGCGGACATTGCGAAAGAAGCCGCAGAGAAAGCCGCAGAGAACGCAAAAGCTTCTCAAGACGCGTCAGCCCGTTCTGAGTCCGCTGCTGCTACAAGCGCTCAGAACTCCGAAAACTCCGCAAAACGAGCGGATACGAAAGCTGCATCTGCCGCAACAAGTGAAAAAAACGCAGCATCCAGCGCAAGCGCAGCGTCCAAGTCTGCGGCGGAAGCAAAGTCCAGCCAGACCGCCGCCGCAAGCAGTGCTACAGCTGCCGCCAAAAGCGCATCTGCGGCATCCGAAAGCCAGAGTGCCGCAGCATCCAGCGCGTCAGCGGCCAAAGCGTCCCAGACCGCCGCCAAAATCAGCGAGACCAACGCCGCCGCCAGCCAGAAAGCGGCCGCTTCCAGTGCGTCCTCTGCCGCGTCCTCCGCAAGCGCGGCGAAGACCAGCGAAACGAACGCCGCCATCTCGGAGGCCAACGCCCTGCGCTATTCTCAAGAGGCCGGAGCTAAAGCCAATACGGATAAGACCCTGAGCATCGCCGACGCACCCGCAGACGCAAAGGCCACCGGTGACGCGCTTGACAGCATCATGCTGATGCTCGTGACCGGCAACCTGACATTTGGGCTGTACACCAGTACCGGCGACGTCCTGTGCGCGTCGGACGGAAACGCGCTGACTGCAAATAAACGTATTTAAGGAGGACAAATTATGGCAAATGTACCGATCACAAGCTTGCCGGAAGCCACTTCGCTCAGCGCGAATGACTATCTGATTTTGCAGAGCGAAAGCACACAGAAAATCAAGTGGTCCGTATTGCTGGATAAGCTCTATCCGGTAGGTTGCATCTATCAGAGCGCCAAGGCTACCAGCCCTGCCGAGCTTTTCGGCGGCACGTGGGAGCAAATCAAAGACCAATTCATTCTGGCCGCTGGCGATACTTACGCAGCGGGGAGTACGGGAGGCGAAGCAACGCATAAATTAACAGACGCTGAAATGCCACGGCACGCCCATAATATAGCAAAAGGTGTTAAAAATATTGATGGAACGGGTACAAAATTTGAAACATATGACGCTTACCAAAGCGAAAGTTCCATTGCAGAGGGATATTACTGGACAGCAACGACTTTATTTGCTGGCAACTCTAAACCACACAACAATATGCCCCCCTACGTCGCCATGTACATTTGGAAGCGCATCGCTTAACGAAAGGAGCGTTTAACCGTGAAAATCATTGACATTAACGGCAGCCAAATGGAAAACCCTGACCTGTCTTTGGGCTGGCTGGAAGACACCACCCGCACCATCTACCACGATGCTGTGGCAGGCGTGGAAGAGGTCAGCCACTACGAGACTCTTGCCGAGTACCCCAACGGCGGCAAAGACGTGCAGAAGGTGGTGGACGTGCCCGGCGTGGAAGCAAAAGACGCTTGGGACGAAGAAGAGCAGGTGCGGGTGTACCACCTGTACACCGCTGAGGAGCTGGCCGCGCAGGCTGAAGCCCGCGAAAAGGCTGAACAGCAGGCTAAGCTCCCCACCACCGACGAGCGTCTTGCTGCATTGGAAGCGGCCATGCTGGACTTGCTGGCTGCACAGGAGGTATAACAGATGATCCTGTTTTATGTAACTCAAATCAAGCTGCATCAGTTTGACGGCGCTTTTACCATTGAGGATGTCCCCGCCCGCTGGCGGGCCCGCGTACAAGCTGCGCTGGACAAGGAGGCGCAGGATGCCTAAGCACATCATGGACGTTTCCCGCTGGCAGGGGCAAATTAACTGGGACAAGGTCAAGGCAAGCGGCCTTATCTCCGGCGTGATGCTCAAGACGGTATCCACCAACAGCAAGCTGAGCAAGCGCAAGGATGGGTTGTACATTGACCCGACGTTTGAGCACAACTATGCCGAGTGCAAGCGGCTGGGGATTCCGGTGGGCGTGTACTACTACACCTATGCCGTCTCGCATACCAGTGCCGACGCAGAGCTTGCCCTGCTCAAGACTGCGCTGACCGGGAAAACCTTCGAGCTGCCGGTCTGCGTGGATGTGGAGGACAACAAGCTCCGCAAGCTTGGCAAGCAGGCGTTGACCGACCTGACCGCGTATGCGCTGGCGACCATCGAGCAGTGGGGCTTCTACGCTCTGCTGTACACCGGTCTCAACTTTGGCAAGACCCGGCTGTATATGGGCGGCATTGAACTGCGCAAGTATGACGTGTGGGTGGCTGCATACCGCGACGACAAGCCGACTCCGGCATGGTCTTTTGGGATGTGGCAGTATACCAGCACCGCCAGTGTGCCGGGCATCACGGGCAACGCAGACCTTTCCCACGCTTACAAGGACTACGCCGCCATTATCGCAAAAAAGGGGCTGGACCGGCTTCGGGAGGGCGCATGAGCGAAAAAGAAGCTTTGCTGTGGGTGTTGGGCATCCTAGGCAGCCTGTGCGCCGCTGCTATTACGATTGATAAGGTACTGGAAATCATTCATAAATACATCAAGAAAGCACAGGAGCCGGACAACGCGCAGAACAAGCGGCTGGATGAGCTGGACAAGCGCGTCGGCACCTTGGAACAGGGTCAGCTCCAACACACACAGGCCCTTGCAAGAGACCTCCGGCGATTTGACGGCATTGACGAAGAAATGCGACTTGTCCTCGTTGGGGTGCAGAACCTTTTGGATGCGCAACTATCCGGCAACAACCGGGAAGGTATGCAAAAAAGCAAGACCGACATTAACAATTACCTGCTGAAAGGAGTAACCAATCATGGAAGAAATCCTTAACACCATTCTCACCCCGCTGCCCTCGTGGCTGGCGCTGGTGCTCATCGTTGTGGGCGCTGTGTCGCTTGCGCTGGGGCTTATCCGTCTGGGCTACGGCGCAGCGGTCAAGACTCTGGCGCATAACCTGATTGATCGAGCAGAGCGCGAGATTCAGGGAACGAAGCGCGGCGCAGAGCGCAAGGCGTGGTGCGTCAAGATGCTGCGCACCTATCTGGACAACAGCCGGTGGGGCAAGCTGGTCAGCTGGGCTATCACCGAAGAGACCATGAGCAAGGTGATTCAGTTTTTCTTTGACCGCGCAAAGGCAGCACTGCAAAAGCAGTAAGGAGGATATCATGGCAAGCACTACATACGAGCATTTTGTTGATGTCAACAAAATGTACGCCACATACGGACGTTTTCTTGACCTCACGAAAACATACCATCTCGGTAACATCACCGTAATGGTGCGCAACGCCGGACAGCTGCCGCAGCCCTTCTGGCTCGGTGCTGCCTGTGGCGGCGGCGCGCGTAGTGCTGCCCGCTGCGCTGCAAAGGCTTGACAGACAGCAGATGACCGCCGCCATCAAGAGCGCACCGCTTGGGAGGGTAGACCGTAAGATAGCCTTACTGCGGTACGTTGAGCGGCTCCCGCTGCCGGACATTGCAGCACAGACGCACTATAGCCGGACGGCGGTAGGCTACCGGCTGAAAAGCATTGATAAAATGCTGGATGTGTGATAAAATTAAACTAACAAATCCTCCCGGCCTCTCGAAGAAGCGCATTAGGGTGGATATTTGAAAAGCCCCCGGTGTCCACAGTGGACACCGGGGGTTTTGTTGTTTCGGTCACATATCTTCGACGGTGTAAGACCCGCTGCATCCGTCCAGCAGGTTGCCGTCCTCGTCGTACTGGTACTCAAAATCGGTATTGGTGCCGTTTGCGTAAGTAACGGCGTAGTCGATCAGATAATCGACATCATCCACCTTGTTCGCATCCAGCTCCATGTTGTAAGGGAGCTGACCAATCTCAAAGAACTCGTTCTCAAAGTCGATTCCCGTCCGGTCATCCATCATGGAGATGCTCAGGATCTTCTTGCCGTCATAAAACTTCGTCATTGCTTGTTCCTCCGTTTATTTTGTCTTCCTTACCGTGATTTAATTATAGCATAAAAGAATCATTTTTGCAATAGGAAAACGCAAAAAAGATTCAGATTTGCAAAAATATTTTCGAAGAAAGCCCCCGGCACTGATGTCATGCCAGGGGCCTGTCTTATTTCAGATATTCCCGGATCGCGGCAAGGATCAGGTCGTTTCTGTTGCACTTTTCTTTTTCCATCCGCTCCGTGAGCTTTTGCGCAACTGCGGCAGGGATGCGGACCGTCGCCTGGACATCTTCGGCTGCACCCGGCTCTCCGAAGATCATCTCATATTCGGTCCCGTCCAGATGGGCTTCTGCCCACCTGCGGGCGTCATCTTCCTCCAGCGGAAGAATTGATTCGCCGCTGGACCATTCGTTGACCCCGATCTGTTGGCTGTATTTGCTCCCGGCTCCGCCGTAGCAGTACAAAAAATAGTTTCCTGCCTTGTTCCGATAGAGCACCTCTTCCTCGTGGTAGAGACCGCGGTAGTCCTGATCGGACTCCCAGTATCCCAATTTCTTTGCGGTCTCCGTGTTGTAGCGGCGGTTATTGATTACTTTATACATTGTCGTCCTCCTGCTTTTGCTTCAAAATTTCTTCTCGTGCGGCCGAGGCCTCGGCTACCGTATCATACAATCCACAATACTTTCCGTCCAAAACGAGCTCCCATTTTCCGGTCTTTGGATGTAAATGGATACCGGGGATACCAGATTGCGGGTTGACAGTCCCTCGCGGTCCCAGCAGCCGAATGGGTTTTGCTCGACCGGCGTTGACCTGCCCTCTGACGTTGTTGCGCCGTAACTGCTCAGCTGCACAATCGGCTGAGCACACAGATGTGCATGTAGGACTGTCAAACGTCTTGCCACAAATCACGCAAACACGTCTTTCTTTTCGCATTTCGCGGTGATGCTCGTTAAACCGTTCCCTGTTTTGGTCCATGTACTCCCGCTTGTGCTCCCGAATGTTATCTGCAACCACATATTTTGAGCAGTCGGGGCAATAACGCTGTAAACCAGAGGTTACGATATACGGTTTCCCGCAGTGCTGGCAAATGTCAGTGCTTCCGATCTCGCGGACTTTTCCGGCCTTTTTCCGCTCTTTGCACCGCTTTGCCGCTTCTACCTTTGCGGCTTTTTGACATTCGGGGCAGTATTTTGACCGAGGATACCCCAAAAAAGTGACTCCACATGTTGCACAGATGCGGTTCTGATACACACCGGTTTTGCGGCTTTCCTCCGCACATTTTGGGCAAAGGTAGCTATCGTTTGATTTGGTCCAGTAGACTTCGCCGCATTTTTTGCACTTGCGGGGGACAAGGCCCTTATGCGCCTCTCTTTCGCTCT